TGGAGGTGAGCCTCATGATGGCCAAGCCGGTCATGACCGACGAGGAGATCGACGCCCTCGAACCCGAGTTCCACGGACCTACGTGGATGAGGAACGAGGACGGCTCCTGGTTGCTCCCCGAGCGCACGCTCGGATGGCAGATCGCGGGATGGTGCGCTGAGTACCTGAACGCCGAGAACGGCGGACCCTGGCGGTTCACGAAGGAACAGCTCCGCTTCGTCTTGTGGTGGTACGCCATGGACGAGACGGGCCGCTTCATCTACCGCAAGGGTGTGCTCCAACGCCTGAAGGGCTGGGGCAAGGACCCCCTCCTCGCGGTGATCTGCCTGGTCGAGTTCGTCGGGCCGTCGCGCTTCTCCCACTGGGACGCCAACGGTGACCCGGTCGGCGTGCCTCACCCGCAAGCCTGGGTGCAGATCGCAGCCGTGTCTCGGGATCAGACCCGGAACACGATGACTCTGATGCCGTCGCTCATGTCGGACAAGCTCATCAACACCTACGGCATCAAGGCCGGTGCTGAGCTCATCCGCGCCAACGGCGGACGACAGCGGCTCGAAGCCGTGACCTCCAGCTTCCGTGCATTGGAGGGTGGCCGGTCCACCTTCGTCGTCCTGAACGAGACGCACCACTGGGTGCGTGGCAACAACGGCGACAAGATGTACGAGACGATCGACGGTAACGCGACCAAGAAGGACGCGCGGTACCTGGCGATCACCAACGCCTACCTGCCCGGCGAGGATTCCGTCGCTGAGCGGATGCGGGAAGCGTTCGAGAAGATCCGCGAGGGTCGAGCTCTGGACATCGGCTTCCTGTACGACAGCATCGAGGCCCACCCGAAGACCCCCCTCTCCCCCGAGGCGCTACGGATCGTCCTCCCCAAGATCCGGGGAGACGCGGTCTGGCTGAAGGTGGAGACCATCATCCAGTCGGTGCTCGACACCACGCTCTCTGCGAGCCGGTCTCGACGCATGTGGCTCAACCAGATCGTCGCCGAGGAAGACGCCCTCTACGGCCCTGCCGAGTGGGACGTCCTCCGGGACGAGCGCCTGACGCTGAAGCCTGGTGACGAGATCACCCTGGGCTTCGACGGTGGCAAGACCGACGACGCGACCGCCCTGGTGGCGCTCCGCATCAAGGACATGGCCTCCTTCGTCCTGGGCATCTGGGAGAAGCCAGACGGCCAGGCTGGTGACGGGTGGATCGTGCCTCGCGCATCGGTCGACTCGGCTGTGCATGACGCCTTCAGCACCTTCACGGTGCAGGGGTTCTTCGCCGACGTCGCCCTCTGGGAGTCCTACATCTCCGAGTGGGACGACGCCTACGGCGAGGGCCTGGCGGTCAAGTCCCCCCTCGGGAAGGACTCGATCGGCTGGGACATGCGAGCTTCCCAGAAGACCTCGACCATGGCGCACGAGCGCCTGATGCGGTCGGTCTTCGACAAGAAGCTGAAGCACGACGGTGACCTGACCCTGCGTCGTCACGCGCTCAACGCGCGCCGGGCGACGAACAACTACGGCATCGGCTTCCGCAAGGAGAGCAAGGACTCTCCGCGCAAGGTCGACGCCTACGCCGCCCTGATGCTCGCGCACGAGGCGCTTGTCGAGCTCCGAGCTCGCGGTAAGAAGACCAAGAAGCGGACCGGTCGCGGGTACTTCCTGTGACAGTGAGACCAACGGAAGGACGGTGGGCCTGTGGCTGACACCTCCCCGGCGTCGCTGGCCAAGCAGCTCCTCGCGATCCTCCATCGGGACGGCGACCGGCTGCGACGCATCGACGCCTACAACCAGGGCAAGCACGACGACCCCTACATGCCGCCCCAGGCGGACGACGAGTACCGGCTCCTGGCCAAGCGAGCGGTGTCCAACTGGATGCCGCTCCTGGTCGGCACACCGGCTCAGGCTCTGTACGTCGATGGCTTCCGTCGAGGGCAACTCGGCGAGTCTGTCGCAACTTCCGAGCCTGAGTCCGCGTCTCCAGAGTGGAAGCATTGGCAGCGGTCGCGGCTCGACGCCCGACAGGCTGCGGTCTACCGAGGCGCGCTGGCCTTCGGTCACAGCTTCACGCTGACCGAGAAGACCAAGAAGGGCGTCATCACGAAGGGCCTGTCGGCCATGCGGACGGCTGCCCTGTTCGAGGACCCTGCGAACGACGACACGCCCTACGCGGCGCTGACCGTCACGGCATGGCCCAAGGACGATGCGCCCGGCAAGGCCCGCCTGTTCGACGGCAAGAACGAGTACGCGGTCACCTTCAAGTCGCTGGCCGACCTGAAGTCGGGTGTGACAGTGGGAGCAGGGAAGCGCCACAGCGCTTCCGAGTGCCCGGTCACCCGCTTCGCTGCGTCGGTCGACCTCGAAGGCCGCACGGTCGGCGTCATCGAGCCGATGATCGCACTCCAGAACCGCATCAACCAGACCATCTTCGATCTCCTGGTCGCCCAGACCTACACCTCGCACGAGGTGCGGTACGCGACCGGCATGGCCCCGCCCATCCAGCGGGACGAGAACGGCGATCCGGTGCTGGACGAGAACGGTCAGCCGCAGGCGATCCCGATGAACCACAACTCCCGACGCTTCCTGTTCGCCGAGGACGCGGACGTCAAGTTCGGCTCACTGCCGGGCGGTCCGATCGGTGGCCTCATCGAGTCCGTCGACATGTCCATCCGCCACCTGGCTGCCGTCTCCCAGACGCCGCCGCACCACCTGCTTGGCCAGATCGCGAACCTCTCCGCTGAGGCTCTGCTCGCTGCCGAGACTGCGCTGTCGCGCAAGATCGCAGAGTTCCGGGCGTCCTTCGGTGAGAGCTGGGAGCGCGTGATGCGCCTGGCTGGAGAGATGGAGGGCGACATCACCTCTGCTGAGGACTTCGCTGGCGAGGTCATCTGGCGTGACATGGAGCAGCGCTCCCTGGCTCAGGCCGCTGACGCTCTCGGCAAGCTGAAGGAACAGCTCGGCATTCCTGCCCGAGGTCTCTGGAAGCGTGTGCCCGGCGTCACGCAGACCGAGCTCGAAGACTGGGAGTCGATGCGCGAGGACGACGACCCGATCGGTCAACTGTCCTCCTCGATCTCCCGCGCCACCACTGACCTGACGCCCATCGCGGCGACACCGGAGGTGGCCACCGAGTGACGACTGCCTCTCGCGCCCAAGAGGCCGAGAAGGCAAGCGTCGCGTTCCAGGTCGCGCTCACCCAGATCGGGGTGGGCACGGTCGAGGAAGCACTGAGGCTGTGGGCCGAAGTCCCTGTGACTGCAAGGACTTCGGTCTCCAGCTCCTGGCTGAAGAAGGCCATCACGATGGTGATGACCAGGCGGCGCATGAGCCGCGACCTGGCCAGGGCGTACTACCGGCTGGCACGCGCACTGCGTACCGGCACGACCGTCGCCGATCCGTACCATCCCGAGCCCACCTACGTGACGCTCGACGTTCTTCGACGCGAGTTCGCCTCCCTGACTGGAGGCTCTGAGAAGCCCCAGGAGGGCCGATCAGAGTCGGCCCCTACCAAGGAGACCGAGCCCGCGTCGCAGCCCGCACAGACCCCCAAGACGGACGACCCTGACGCTCCTGCGGACCAAGACTCCGAGGACGCAGAGGCCGACCGCATCTTGGTCGAGGAGCTGGAGCGGCTGAAGGAGGACGAGGAACGGATCGAGCGCGAGGCAGAGGCCGAGCTGAAGGAACTACTCCAGACGCTCGGCCCCGACAACCTCGCGAAGAAGCAGCGCGACATCGACCCCGAGGCACCGGCCAAGGACGTGGACAGGCTCCGCGACGAGGCCCATGCCCAGGCTGGTGCTCGGCAAGCTGCGGCTGCGGAGCGGATCGCCATGAACGGCGGACGCTCGACGGTCTGGAACCACGCTCAGCGCGACCGACGCGCTCTCGGCTACATCCGACTCTCGCGCACCGGAACCCCTTGCGGGTGGTGCGCCATGTTGATCTCGCGTGGACCTGTCTACCGGTCTGAGAAGACCGCCGAGTACGGCGACGGCGACAAGTACCACGACAACTGCCACTGCTACGCGGAGCCCGTGTTCTCCCGTGAGCAGTACCGCAACTCCGACGTCTACGCCTTGAACCGGCGCTACGAGGAGCTGTGGCCCCAGGTGACCAAGGGACTCGGCGGCAAGGCCGCGATCTCTGCCTGGCGGCGATTCATCCGCACGGAACAACGAGCCGCTGCCCAGGAGGCGCGGCGATCCACAACGAGCGTCCAGGAGGCGTAACACCCATGAGCACCCCGACCGAGACCGTCACCCCCGGCTCCACCCCGGCGACCGAGGAGAAGCCCGCAGAGGGCACCGCTCCTCAGACGCCGTCGACCCCGAGCACCGAGGAGAAGCCCGCTGAGGGTGTCACTCCGGAGGCCAAGCCCGAGGACGAGCTGCCCGAGTGGGCACGCAAGGAGCTGACCAAGGTGCGCGGTGAGGCCGCGAACTACCGCACCAAGCTGCGGGAAGCCGAGACCTCCCTCCAGAACGCCAAGACCCCCGAGGAGTTCGAGTCCGCGAGGACTGAGCTCTCGGCCCGGATCGCCGAGCTGGAGCACGAAGTCGTGGTGTCCAAGGTCGCGCGCAAGTACGAGCTCCCCGACGAGCTCGTCCCCCTCCTGAAGGGCGACAGCGAGGAGGCCCTGGAGCTGGTCGCGAAGACCCTCTCCAAGTACGCCATCGCTCCTGCGCCCGAGTCGCTGGGCGGCGGTCTGACGCCGTCCGACGACAACGACGACGAGATGGACCCGCGCAAGCTCGCGCGCCGTACACGACGTCGCTGACGCACCTCACCACACCAACCCACCCCAGCCCTCGGTCGCACTGACCGGGGGCTTCTTCACACCTGGAGGACCACACAGTGGCTGAACACCAGATCGTCAAGCCCGAGAAGCTGGCCGCGACTGCGGTCGGGATGCTGGAGCAGGAGCTCGTCATCCCCAACCTGTTCCAGAAGGAGGGCATCGACCAGTTCAAGGGAGCCGACAACGACACCGTCTCCGTCAAGGTCGAGGGCGTCCTGCCGTTCCACGACTACGCCTTCCGCAACGACCGCTCCGCGCCCATCGTCTTCGATGAGTACAAGGAGCGGAAGATCGCTGTCACCTTCGGGGGCAACGTGTACTCGGCGGTCAAGGTCACCGACGAGCAGAACGACTTCGACCTGGACGACTGGGGCAAGCTGCTCCGTCCGCAGGTCAAGGCTGTCGGTCGCGGCCTCCAGCGTCGCGCCGTCAAGACCCTGCTCGACCAGGACTACGTCGTCACCATCGGTGGCGCGGAGGCGAACCTGCGTGGCGCGATCATCGAGGCCCGTCGAGTCCTCAACAAGTTCAACGTCCCGGACGACCAGCGCTACCTGCTCGTCGGCTCCGACTTCGAGTCGGCCCTGCTCTCGGACGAGAAGCTGAACCTCGCGCAGAACGTCGGCGACTCCGAGGCCGAGTCGGCGCTCCAGACCGCGACGATCACGAACCGCTTCGGCTTCAAGATCGTGGTCGACCAGACCATCCCGTCCGACGCCGCGTTCGCCTTCGCTGGCTCCGCGTTCGTCTTCCTGTCGGGTGCCCCGAGCGTCCCGCAGTCGGTGCCGTACGGCGCGACCCAGTCCTTCGAGGGCATCGCCCTCCGGTGGGTCCGCGACTACGACCCGACCTACATGCAGGACCGCTCCGTCGTGAACACCTACGCGGGCTTCCGCGCGGTGACCGACGTCCTGCTCGGCTGGGACGAGGCGGCCAACAAGGAGGTCGTGAGCCTGGGCGAGCACTTCGTCCGTGGCATCAAGCTGACCCTCGGTGGCACCTCCGAGTACCCGGACGCCGCGTCCGAGGTCGCCAAGATCACCGGTCTGACCGAGCGTCCGATCGTGGCCGACCCGGCTGCCTGATCTGACTGAGGAGGGGGCTGGCTCACTGCGAGCTGGCCCCCTCCGCCCGTCCTCGGAAGGAGTGACCGATGGCCTACGCCACGATGGAAGACCTGAAGGCTCGCCTCGACTGGGAGCTTGACGAGGACGAGGAGCGGATCGCAGGCGGGGCGCTGGAAGACGCTTCGGATCTCGCCGCCCACTACGGGCGTGAGTGGTCCGATGACGCAGCCCCTCGCCTGGTTCGGACCCTGGTCCTGAAGGCCGCACAGCGGTACATGAAGAACCCGGACGGCTACACGCAGTCCCGAGCTGGCGACGAGACGCTGGCGTGGAACGACGCGGCTGGCGAGAACGCTGGCACCGTCTACTTCACCGACGAGGAGCAGAAGCTCCTGATCTCGCTGGCAGGCAAGAGTCCCGGCATCTACTCGGTGCCACTCACTGCCTACAAGACCAAGCTCCGTCACCGCGATGCCGGTGGCCGAGTCCCTGTCGACTACGGGGGCGACACCTTCCCGCTCTACGGCGACGAGGTGAGTCCCTGGTGAGCGTCCAGCGCAGGCGTGGCCAGAAGGCCAAGATCTGGAAGACCAAGCTGGTCGAGGACCGGCGCGGGAACAAGATGCTCCAGGCTGACGCGGACGGACCCCACGAGGTTCGAGCCGCCTTCATCCCGCAGCGCTCGGCCAAGGCTGAGGTTCCCGGTCAGCAGCTCATCAACATCACCCGGATGATCGTCGCCGCTGACCTCGAAGACGTGACCCTCTGGTCGCGCGTGGAAGTGCACGGCAAGCAGTGGGACATCGTGTCCCCGCCCGCCTACCACCACGGTCCTCGGAAGACCCGGCACTGGTCGATCGACATCCGAGAGAGGACGTGACGGTGGCCAGGATCGAACACAACATCGGCCGAGTTCCGATCGAGGACTTCATCGCCCGCAACGACGGCGTGGTGCATGAGCTCGACAACCGCACCTTCGAGATCGCGGTGCGAGCGGAGGCCCTGCTCGCTGAGCATCGCCTCGAAGGCGACGCCTCGATCGACGTCGAGCGCGGCAAGTACGACCGCTACGTGGTCCTGTCCGACGAGGCAGGCCAGAAGCACGCGCTGTCCATCGAGTACGGACGCGCGGCTGGCGAGTACGAGCGACGCAACAAGAAGACCGGCGAGATCGAGACCGTCGAGTACGGGGCCATGGATGGCCTCTACATCCTCGCCACCGCAAGCAACCTCCCGAAGAAGCGGAAGGGCAAGGTGAAGCTCGACTGATGGCTGGACTCCCCGACCACATCAAGGGTCTGGCGGAGATGAGCCCGGTCGAAGACCTGCTCCTCGCGGTGCTCCGGGAGGGGCTGCCTGGCATCCAGGTCAAGTCCCTCATCGAAGCGCACCAGACCTTCCCCCTCGTACTCGCTCGTCGCACCGCAACCTTCGGGGAGTGGGGCGGCGACACTCGCTTCACCGACGCAGCGCAGGTCGTGGTTCACACGTTCTGCGCAGACCCCGATGGAGACGAGGACGCGGCGATCCTCTCCGAGGCCGTCCGCGTCGTCCTTCGCGACGCCTGGCTCAGCCAGAAGGTCGTCCCCGGACGTGGCCACTTCACGCGAGTGGAGCTCACGTCCGCACCACGGCGAGTCACCGACTGGGCAACAGCCGCAGGGCCTGTCCAGTACGCCGACCTGCCCACGGGCGTGTGGCGCTACGAGTCGATCTACCAGATCAGCATCCGCAAGCCACGCTCCCGGCCCTACCCCAACCTGACCCCCTGAGCAAGGAGTACACACAGTGCCTCTGAACGACGACGCAACCCTCGTCATCGGTAGCGGTAACTACCTCACCGCGCCTGTCGGAACCGACATCCCGAGCGACCTCCTGACCGTCAACACCCCGTGGGTGAACGTCGGCCACACGTCGCTGGAGGACATCTTCTCGATCTCCTCCGAGGGTGGCGAGGCCACCGTCATCGGGACGCTCCAGAACAAGTCCCTCCGGACGAAGTACAGCGCCCGCACCGAGACCATGACCTTCACCCTCCAGCAGTTCGATGAGGCTGGCCTGAAGCTCTACTACGGCTCGAACGCCCCGATCCTGCCGGACGGCAGCGTGGGTGTCCCGACCGACCCGGAGCCCACGGTCGCCGCGTTCCTCGCGATCTTCGTGGACGGCGACAACGTCTTCGCGTTCTACGCGCCGAAGGCCGAGATCTACCGTGCTGACGACCTGGCCCTGGCGGACACCGAGTCCCTGGCCGGTCTGCCCCTCGGCGTCAAGCCGATGGCGCACAGCACCAACACCTGGACCTACGCGGTCACGCCTCTGGGCGCTGTGCCCCAGACCCCGTGATCTGAGTAGTCCTCAGTGACACCCCGGTGTGCAAGTGAGTGCGGACCCGCTTGCACACCGGGGCTCCACCCGGAGCCCCATCCCCAGGTCCGCGTCCCCGCAAGTCCCACTCACACAGGAGGTCCGCAACCCCATGGCCAGCTTCTCTCTCGATGACATCCGTTCCGCCGCTGAGGCGAAGTACGGTTCCACCGACATCAACTTCGGCGACGACGTCTGCCGACTGCTCAACCCGCTCCGCCTCCCGAAGGCCAAGCGCAACGAGCTCATCAACATCCAGAGCAAGCTCGACGGAGAGGACGTCGACCAGGAGGCCGTGCTGGCTGACGCCATCCGCCTGGTCGCCGAGTCCGACAAGGCTGCCGAGAAGCTGCTCTCCGCTGTGGGTGACGACCTCGCTGTCCTCGCTCAGATCTTCGAGACCTACGGCGAGGGGACTCAGGCGGGGGAAGCCTGAGCCTCGCTCGGCTCGTAGACGACTACGGCGAAGGCATCTACCCCGACCTGTTGCACTACTACGGAGTTGACCTCCGGGAAGTGATCGCAGGTCGGGGTCCTTCGCCGTCTCTCGTCCTCTTGCTGGTGCAGAGGCTGCCGGACACATCGCTCACCATCGCTCTCGCGTCGGGCGGCAGGGAGCACTTCGGCTGGGGCATGGATCGACACATGACCGCCGACCTCTACGACGCGCTGAACCAGAACACGCGGGCGACTGGTCAGTGGGGGAAGAAGGGTGCGCCCAAGATCCCCGAGTACCCGCGACCCAAGGCCAAGAAGGACAAGAGCGAGAAGAAGAAGTTCAAGTCCGTGGCCGACATCTACAAGGCATTCTCCAGGAGGTAGTCAGTGGCATCGTCACCAGGCGGGCAGGTGATCGGGCGCGTCTCGGTCAAGGTCTTGCCAGACACCAGCGACTTCCGCCGACAGGCAGAGAAGGCCCTCGATCGCATCGAGAAGACGCTGAAGCTCACGATCGGCACCAAGGTCGACATGAGCGGCGCGTCGCGGGAGTACCTGGAGGAGTTGCGCAAGATCAACCAGCGCAACCGCAGCATGGACTCCCGCAAGATCCGGTTCCACACCACGATCTCCACGGACGGCATGGTGCAGGCGATCAGCACTGCACGTCGCCGTCTTCAGGAGAAGGCCGACCAGTCGAAGATCAAGTTCAAGATCGACGGCGCGGAGGTCAAGGGCGACATCAAGCTGGAGCTCGACCAGCAGGCTGCCGACAAGGCGGCTCGCGACCTGAAGGACTGGGCCAACGACCACAGTCCGATCAAGATCAAGGTCGAGCCCGACTTCAGCGGTACGGGTGCAGCGATCACGAACGCCCGACTGGGCTACCTGACTCGCCCCCGCACGGTGTCGATCATCCCGGATCTGAACAACGCAGCCGTCGCCAAGGTGGGTGCAGCTCTGGCTGCCCTGTCCGGCGCGCGCGTACTCAACTCGATGTTCGAGAAGCTGGGCAACACCCTGCGCAACCTCGACAAGTCCGTCCCGATCATCGGCTCCATCGCTACTGCGGTCGCCGGTCTCGGTGCCGTTGGCATCACCTCCGCGAGCAACCTGTTCGCCTTGTCGTCGTCCCTTGCGCAGATCGGTCCAGCCGGTCTCCTCGTCCCCGGCCTGCTCGGCGGCATTGCAGTAGGACTCGGCGCAACCATCGCCGCGATGAAGGACTTCAACACCGTCTTCCCCGGCGTGAAGAAGTCCCTGTCGGAGATGCAGAACACCATCTCCGCCAACTTCTGGGACAAGGCCAAGGCCCCGTTCCAGGACCTGATCGACAACCTGATGCCCAAGTTCTCGGCGGGCATCGCCAAGACCGGCACCGCGCTCGGCAGCTTCTTCGGCTCCTTCGCCTCGAACCTGAGCGGGAAGCTCGGGCCGATAATGAGCCAGATGTTCACGGACCTCAACGGGTCCATCGACATCGCCACCCAGCACACCGGCTCGTTCGCGAACATCATCGGCGTACTCGGCAAGGTCGGCACGTCCTACCTGCCCGCCCTGGCCAACTGGTTCGGCAACATCTCGGACCGCTTCTCGGACTTCCTCACGAAGAATGAGCAGACCGGCCAGCTCACCGAGTGGATCGACCTGGCCATCCAGAACCTGAAGGAGCTCGGCGGGGTCATCTCGAACCTGTTCGGCATCTTCGCCGGTCTGGGTCGCGCTGCTCAGGCAGCCGGTGGCTCCACCCTCGCGATGCTGAACGACACGCTCGCGAGCATCCACCGAACCGTCGACAGCCCCGGCTTCCAGACCGGCATGATCGACGTCTTCAAGGCGGCTCACACCGCGATGAAGACGATCGCTGACACGTCGGGTCCTGCGGTCAAGAACCTGTTCACCGAGCTCGGCCAGACGCTGACCACGGTCCTGCCCCTCGCGGGCCAGATCATCGGCACCGCAATGAAGGCCATCGCTGACGCACTGGCGCAGCCCGCTGTGCAGCAGGGCATCACCACGATGTTCAACGGCATCCTCGCTGCGGTCACGGCCCTGGCTCCTGCCATGGCTCCGGTCGGTCAGGCGCTCGGCGCGCTCATGCAGGTCGTGGGCGCGATGCTCACCGCGTTCGGTCCCCTGATCGCTGCGGTGCTGACGCCCCTGTCGAACGCCTTCGCGCAGCTCGCCCCGCAGATCATCCCGGTCGTACAGCTCCTGTCTGGCGCTCTGCTCCAGGCAGTTCAGATGATCGCGCCGCTGATCATGCAGCTCGTCCCCGTCATCGGGCAGGCGCTGACCGGAGCCTTCTCGGCTCTGTCCGGCATCCTCCCGACGATCATGACGTCGATGGGGCAGATGCTCCAGGCGGTCGTGCCGCTCGTCGGCGTCCTCGTCTCGGCGCTGGCTCCCATCCTGCCGATCATCGCTCAACTGTTCGCCCAGATCTACGCTGCCCTCGCCCCGCTGGTGACGGCCCTGGCTTCGGCCCTGGCCCCGATCCTCCCGGTCCTGTCGGCGGCGCTCCAGACGGTGCTCACGGCCCTCCAGCCGATCATCGCTACGGCGCTCCAGATCATCACAGCGGTCATCACGCCGCTGCTCCCGATGCTGAGCGAGATCGTCCAGTCCGTCCTACCTCCCCTGGCGGACGCGATCAAGCGGGTGTTCGAGGCGATCCAGCCGGTGCTCGACGCACTGCTCGCGGTCGTCAACTTCCTGATGCCGATCCTGGTTCCCGTCCTGTCGTTCATCATCGGCATCCTCGCGGACTCGCTGGTGGCTGCGATCAACGGCGTGGGCCTGGTCATCGAAGGTCTGGTCGAGATCTTCAAGGGCGCGTGGGACATCATCGTCGGTGTCCTGAAGATCGCCTGGGGCATCATCGAAGGCATCTTCACGGGTGACTTCTCGACCCTGAAGGAAGGCTGGAACCAGCTCTGGTCCGGCATCTGGTCCTTCGTCAAGGGCATCTGGGACACCATCGTCGGAGCCTTCGCGGTCTTCCTGAACGTCGGCATCCTGGGCACCGCTGGCAAGATCCTGAAGTCGATCGGCGCTGCGTTCAAGGCTGGCTGGGCTGCCGTCAAGGCGGCCTGCGAAGCGGTCTGGGGCGCGATCAAGGGCGGCTTCTCGGGCTTCGGCTCGACGCTCAGTGGCCTGGGCAGCTCGATGATGTCCGGCCTGCGCGGTCTGTTCACGTCCGGCTGGTCTGCGGTCAAGGGGATCTTCTCCTCCGCCTGGTCGGCGCTGAAGGGCGCTGTCACCTCTGGCATCTCGTCCTGCATCACCGTGGTGCGAGGACTGCCGGGCCAGGCGAAGTCGGCCCTCGGGTCGATGGGCTCCGTCCTGATCGGCGCGGGCAAGGCTCTGATCTCCGGCCTGATCTCGGGCATCACCTCGATGTTCGGTTCGGTCAAGAGCAAGCTCGGCGAGCTGACCAGCAAGCTGACGGACTGGAAGGGTCCGCTGCCCAAGGACAAGGTGCTGCTCTACAACGCCGGTGTCGTGATCATCAAGGGTCTCGTCAAGGGCCTGGAGTCCCAGTTCGACAACGTCAAGAAGTCCCTCACCGGACTGACTGACCTGATCGGCAAGGCCAAGCTCGGCACGGCCATGACCGCTCGGCTGAAGTCGGACCAGGCGCAGCTCAACAAGCTGCTCGGTTCCTGGGACACGATCAACACCAAGCTGGAGGCAGCGCAGAAGAAGCTCGCGGACCTGAAGACGGCCAAGTCCGACTACGCCGCGAGCGTCGCCCAGAAGATCGTTGACGCCGCGAACGTCACGAACATGGAGGGCGGCTTCACCGGGATCGTCACCTCGCTGAAGATGCAGGTCGAACAGGCCAAGCACTTCGCCGACGTCCTGAAGAAGCTGAAGTCCCTCGGCCTGAACCAGGAGATGTTCGACCAGCTCGCCCAGGCTGGCCCCGAGGCTGGCATGGCTGCGGCTGAGGCTCTGGCCAACGCGGGCAAGGCGGGCGTCAACCAGGTCAACGAGCTGGAGAAGCAGCTCGCGGCTGCGGCTGGCAAGGTCGGCAAGACCGCGTCAGAAGTGATGTACGACAACGGCATCCACATGGCCGAAGGACTCGTCAAGGGTCTGGAGAAGCAGGCCAACGCGATCGAGAACCAGATGATCAAGATCGCCGACTCGATGGTCAAGGCCATCAAGAAGGCGCTCGGCATCCACTCCCCCTCGCGGGTGATGAAGGCGCTCGGCGTGTGGGTCGGCAAGGGACTCAGCAAGGGCCTCGACAAGGGGCGCAGCGGGGTCCTCGACTCCATGAAGGCCATGGCGCTCGACGTCTCTGGCTACGACATCCAGCCGCCTGCGGTGGCTCAGCTCGACGTGTCGTCTGCGGTTGCTTCGGCAGTCGACGGCAACTCCGAGGGCGGTGTCACGAAGGTACTCAACTACTACGCGGCTCCGGGCTCGTCTCTCTCCTCCGAGGAAGACCTGTTCGCCGCGTCGAACCGAGCAAGGATGGTGGGCTGGTAACGATGGCGAAGCTCCTTCTGGAGAACGCCCTGGACTCCTTGTCCCTCAACGGGATCGAGGATGAAGGCAGGGGGGTGCAGGCCACGACTGGGGTAACCGGTCTGGGCCTGCCCCCCGTGTCCGTCCAGTGGCTGGAGGGCGCGGGTGACGGGGCAACGTTCCGTCGTTCGCGCACGCTCCCCCGAGACATTGACATTCCCCTGGACATCGTCGGCAACGATCGCGACGATCTGAAGAAGACCCTGTCCCGGCTGGCGATGTTGCTGGCCGGACCGTGCACCCTGCGGATGATCGAGGAGGACGGGACCGACTGGTCCACCGACGTCGTCCGTGTTGGCGGTGGCGAGTACAGCTACGGCAACGACACAGTCGGGAACAAGGACGTCCAGACGGTGATCACGCTCCGCGCGGGCGACCCCTACTGGACGTCCTCGGTGGCCACGACTCAGCAGATCGGTGCCAGCTCTGCGAGCCCGTTCATCAACAACTTCTCGCAGATGCCAGTCGCCTCCTCGCAGGCGATGGGCTCGATCACCCTGGAGAACACGGGCGACGCTGCGGCCTACCCCGTCTGGACCATCCAGGGTCCGGGCGACAACTTCAAGGCGATCTCCCCCAAGGGCGAGACGCTGTGGTGGAAGGGCACTCTCACTGCCAGCCAGAAGCTGATCGTGGACACGCGCAGCGGCACGGTGAAGCGAGAGGACGGCTCCAACCAGTACGCCCTTCTCGCCGCCGCTCCTCGGTTCTGGGCGATCGACCCTGGCACTGCAACCTGCACGGCCAGTCTCCTCAACACCACAACCGCATCGCGCATCACGGTGCAGTGGCAGCCCCGGAAGTGGATGGTGATCTGATCCTGTGAAGCTCCGCGACCTGACGGTCGAGGTGCGGGACAAGGCGCTGAACCGCGTCGGTGCCATCCGCCCCGAGGAGCTGGTGCTCGAACTGGAAGACCAGTTCAACAACGTCGGAACCTGGAAGCTCACGCTGGCTGTCGAGCACCCGCTCACCGCAGCCCTGCGTACTCCGGGTTCCGGCGTTGTCATCACCGGCCCGACCGACATCCTGATGAGTGGCCCGACCTCGAAGCACGAGTTCGCGGCCACGCCCGAAGACCCTGGCGGCTCAGTGGTCTTCGAGGGGATCAGCGACACCTGCGTCCTCTCGGACATGCTGGCGTTCCCTGATCCGACCAACGTCAACCCGACCACCCAGACGCTCTCGCACGACGTGCGTACCGGCGTCGCCGAGACCCTGCTCCACGCCTACGTCAACGCCAACATCGGACCTGGTGCACCGGCAGCTCGACGCAAGGCCGGGCTCATCATGGGCACCAACCTGGCGCGCGGCACGGTCATGACGAAGAAGGCCCGCTTCCCCGTCCTGGGCAACCTGCTCACCGAGATCGCCGTCGTGGACGGGCTCGGCTTCCGAGTAGTGCAGCGCGACGCCAACCTCGTCTTCGAGACGTACCAGATCACCAACCGCTCCAGCTACATCCGGCTGGACGTCATGAACAACACGCTCGCGGGACAGCGAGTGGCCATCTCTCCCCCGGCTGCAACCCACGTCATCGTGGCTGGCCAGGGCGAGCAGGTCGACCGCACCTTCCGCGACGTCACGACCGCCGAGTCCCTTGCGGCAGAGGCGGACTGGGGTCGACGCATCGAGGTCTTCCAGGACCAGCGCGACCAGTCCGAGGATGCGCAGCTCGACCAGTCAGGACTGGAGACTCTGGCCGAGAAGGGCTTCACTGCGGTCGCCGTACAGGCCGTCCCCATGGAGGACACGGCCATGACCTTCGGCATCGACTGGGGTCTCGGTGACGTCGTCTCCGTCGTGGTCAACGACCAGGAGCTCGTCTCCACGGTCACCGGCATGATCCTGAAGGCCACCTCCGAGGGCTTCAAGATCGGCGTCGAGCTCGGTGACGCTACCGGCTTCAACGCCGAAGCTGCCTACGCGCAGCGAGTCCAGAACACCGAGAACCGCGTGAGTCAGTTGGAGCGCAACAGCTCCGGTTCTGGTGGCGTCTCTACAGACGATCAGATCCTTCGCATCATGGGAGTGTGGTGACAAGTGGCGAACACGCCGAAGGCCCTGTTCCGGGGCAACACAACGACGACGCTGGCCACGGTCTACACGGTCCCCACGTCGACCACCGCGATCGTCACGAACATCGTCATCGCCAACAGCTCGACCACGGCATCGACCGTCCTGATCCAGCTTGACGGAATCAACATCCTGCCGACGATGAGCGTCCCCGGTAACGGCATCTTCACCCTGGACATCGCTCAGCCGATGAATGCAGCGGGCACCGTCAAGGTCCAGGGCAGCACAACGACATGCGCAGTACACATCGCAGGAGTGGAGGTGAGCGCCTGATGGGCTTCAACGTGATCCCTGCCCCCGAGGTCTCTGGCCTCACTGGAGCACCCGGTCCCCAGGGCCTGAAGGGCGACAAGGGTGACACCGGAGCTACCGGGCCTGCCGGTCCGACCGGAGCCACTGGCGCAACAGGCCCGCAGGGTCCACAGGGTCCGATCGGCGGGACCGGAGCCACCGGCCCCATCGGCCCGGCTGGCCTGACCTGGAAGGGCTTCTGGGCCGCGTCCACGGCCTACGTCGTGAACGACGCGGTCAGCTACAACGGTGCGTCCTACCGCGTCGTGGTGGCGCACACGTCCACGACGACCACGCCGGACAACGACACCAACAGGTACACGGTGATCGCCGCGAAGGGCGCTACCGGTGCGACTGGTCCCACTGGAGCCACCGGCCCCACTGGTGCCACTGGCCCGCAGGGTCCGAAGGGTGATCCCGGAGCCGTCACTACCGTCAACGGCAAGACCGGCGACGTGACGCTCGCGGCGAGCGACGTCAACGCCGTGCCGACCACGGGAGGCACCATCACTCCCCCCTCGGGACATGGCCTCACCGTCTACGGCAGCACGGACCCGGCGACCTACTTCCGAGTCACCGACCAGGGCCACCCGTACAGCAACAGCCTGCGCGGCACCTTCTACAACATCGGCGTCGGCCCGACGACCACCGAGTTCGGAGGCGGCACCTACGTGCTCGGGCTCCGCAACGCCTCCACCGTCCCGACCACCGCGCCGACTGGCGGCGTGTACCTGTGGTCCGAGGGTGGCAAGCTGAAGCTGAAGGAAGGCAGCAACACCTACAACGTCGGTGACGCGATGCCGACCACGGGCGGCAAGTTCACTGGCGACTTCAGCCTCGAAGGCGCATCGGGCTCCTACCGGCAGTTCAGCTTCGACGTCGGCGGCGTGAAGCGGTGGACGTTCCAGAAGGACGACGTCGTAGAGGATGGCGCTGGCAACGGCGGCAACCTCCGGATCTCCTCGCGCAACGACGACGGCACCTTCAAGTCGACTGTCGTGTACGCGGACCGAGGGACTGGTCAGGTTGCCATTGGCACCACCCTCCCGACCGGGGCGTCCAAGCTGACGGTCGCTGGCTCGGCTGCGCTGAAGGACGTGAGCACTGCGCCTGCGGCCACCTCCGGGACCGCGATCTTCTACTCCGAGGCTGGAGTCGGCAAGGTCCGGCAAGGGGACGGCACCATCCAGGTCATCGGCGACAAGACGCTCACCCAGGTTCAGAGCCTCGGCCTCATGGCCCGGCATCACATGAGCGGTGGCGGCAACATCTTCTGGGACAACATGAACCTGTCCTGGAACAAGCGGTTCCTCGTCGCCTTCGGTAACGGGCGCGGCACCGGCCTCGCGACAGGCGGCTACTTCCAGATCGACATGCCGCCCAACGGCACGGCGATTCCGGTCGTCGGTAGTACGTCAGGCATCTCGACGGTCACCGTCGCCAACGGTCGCATCCCGCTGCGCACCATCGCCTGGGGCTCCCTCTGGTACAAGCTCCCGTTCGGTGGAGCTCCCACCTCGGTGCCTGGCAACTTCGTGATCACGGACTACACCGGCAACCAGGCCCCGTTCGGCGAGGACTACGTCCTGGTCGCTCAGGCCAACATCGACGGCGCTGGCATCCCTTCGCTGAAGCTGGGGACCGGCGAGTTCCTGGACCACTGGAGGCCGCTGGCCTACAAGAACTCCTGGACTTCGTACTCCGCTGGCACCGAAGGCGTCTACCCCGAGCCCCAGGTCGCAGACGGCGCGATCCCCAACTACCGAGGCGCTGGCTACCGCATGGGCGCTGGCCGCATGGTCGAGTTCAAGGGCCTGATCAAGGGCGGCACTGCCACCAGCGGCTACGACATCTGCGTCATGCCAGTCGGCTACCGCCCCTTCGCCAACCACATCTTCTACCTGCCGAACAACGCGGCCATGATGCGCGTGGACATCTACGCCGCTGGCGGCTACATGACCGTGGGAGCTCCCGGCATCGGCACCATCAACAACGGCTGGGTCGATCTCTCCACGATCCGCTACCCCGCCGAGCAGTGACCCATCCCCCTTGTGACAGAAGGGAGTTCAAGCCATGGGAGCAAGTCTCTACCCTCCCCCGAACATGCTCGGAGGCTGGACGGCGTTCACGCCGAGAGTGTTCGCTGCCGCCAATCTGACGACTCCGGTCGCCGCGTCTCCGAACGCAGCAGTCTGCAAGTACAAGTACCTCGACGCGGATCTGGTCGTGGCTCACGCGGAGGTCGCACTCACTGCCGCCGTCGTCGGCATCCACCTGGAGCTCCCGGTCCCGGCAAGCCATCGCCAGATCCAGATCGGCACGGCCTTGCTGTGGGGCACGGGCGTCCCTGCTGACCAGACAGGCATGGCCTACATGTCTGCACAGTTGGGTCACGTCATCATCGCCGCCGCGTCGGCAGGCTTCCGAGATGCCGCGTCCGGCCAGACGATGCGTTACCACGTCACCTACCAGGTCTGACCCTCCCCGCCCCTACTCAGGTACAGCGCAACCGAAGGAGTCCCACCCCCCATGGGCGCAAGCATCTACCCCCCTCCCGTCGCTCCCGCACCGACGCCAGTAACGCAGACGTCGGGAGTGACGGCTACGGCCAACTTCACGGTGAACAACTGCTTCCTGACGAAGCTCAACGGTGTCGCCACTGTGAAGGTGGACTTCCGGGTCGACGTCGCGATGAGCGCCGGAAGCTCGGCTCCGTACAACCTGGCCGACACGGTCATCGGCACCATCCCGGACGGCTTCCGTCCGAGGGACACCATGACGGCGCTGTACTCCACCGGGTACGCCGACGGCGAGTGTGACATCACCTCGAACGGCAACATCACGATCCGCACGACCAACACCTACAGCCTGTCGGTCGGCGAGACGGTCCGCGTCTCCTGCACCTACGTGCTGTAACCCACCCCGCACTTCAAGCCCCTGAGCCTTCTGGCCGGGGGCTTCTTCCATGCCCACCAGGAAGGACCCCTCTCAGTGGCACAGACCTCCTACCCCTTCGACAACTCGGTCGTCAACGAGGCGCAGTACAGCTCCTACTTCCGCGAGCTCCAGGACTCGGGCGTCGTCGGCTCGTCCAACGGGACGTCCCTGAAGGTGACGGCTGGCACGAACATGAGCCTGAACGTCGCGATCGGTTCGGCCATCGTGCGTGGCCACTTCTACGACAACAGCGCCGTCCAGCCTGTGACCATCGCGGCTGCCGACACGACGGCCCGAACGGACCTGGTCGTCCTGCGGCTCGACCCTGTCGCGAACAGCATCCTCCTGACCGTCATCAAGGGTCCGGTTGGCGGCACTGCCGCTCCCACGCAGACCGCCCAGGGCACCTTCGACCTGGTTCTGGCCAGCGTCGCGGTCGGCGCGAGCGTCACCTCGATCTCGGCTGCCAACATCACGGACGCTCGAACCTTCGTCGGCAGTCGCATCCGCTCCTGGACGACCGCGACCCGACCGGCGACAGCCGATGCCCGTGTCGGCATGTTGGGCTTCAACACCACGACCACCGCCTGGGAGTTCTGGAACGGCACGGCGTGGACCGGCCTCGTCCAGGCGGTCGACTGGAGCAACCTGAGCAACAAGCCCGGCACGTTCCCGCCCTCGTCGCACACGCATGTCTGGGCCGACACCACGGACAAGCCGACCACGTTCCCTCCGAGCTCCCACAACCACGCCTGGACCGAGATCACCGGCAAGCCGACCACGTTCGCGCCGTCGACTCACGCCCATGACTGGGGCTCGATCACGGGCAAGCCGTCCACGTTCGCCCCGGCCTCGCACTCGCACAGCTACCTGGACTACAACGACACGATCTACCGAGCCAACGGCTCGGACCGTCCGCACAGCTACGGCCCGACCGGCTCGACCTGGTACGCGGTGTGGGTCGACGGCAACCACAACTTCTGCCGGAACACCTCCTCGATCAAGTTCAAGGAGAACGTCCGCGACATCGAGATCCGACCCGAGGATGTCCTCGCACTTCGCCCGCGCATCTACGACCGCAAGCCCACCCTCTCCGAGGACGGCAAGCCGCTGGAGCGGCGCGTGGACGAGTTCGGCCTCATCGCGGAGGAGGTCGCGGAGACCCTGCCCCAGGTCGTGAACTACCTGGACGGCGAGGTCGACGGCCTGCGCTACGACCTGCTCGGCGTCGCTCTCATCCCCGTCGTCCAGGACCAGCAGGCTCGCATCGAGTCGCTGGAGGAGAAGGTCACGCGCCTGGAGAAGCTGGTCGAGGGACTGGCTTCGTGACCACAGGCATGGAGCCCACCGTTCAGGTGGCGCTTGTAACAACCGGAGGCACGATCCTTGTGACCCTCATCGGCGTGGTGGTCGAGATGCTTCGACGCAACCACAAGGCCCTGACGGAGGTGCAGGAGAACGTCACGATCGCGCGCGATCAGGTGGCCAACTCCCACAGCACGAACCTCCGTGACGACATGGACCGCCTCCATGACGACGTTCGAGAAGTCCTCGACGTCCTGCGCACACACGGTGCCGAGATCGGCGGCCTTCGGGCCGACCTTCGCCAGGAGCGCATCGAGCGCCTGGCCGTGAGCGAACGACTCGACCACCACCTGACCACCGTCGCGTCCACGACCGCAGCCACCGTCGCTGCCGTCATCGGCACGACTGACTGACCAACACACCGCGAAGGCCCTGGCTCACGTCGAGCTGGGGCCTTCGCCGTACCCCGAAGGAGGACTCACAGTGAGTCTCACTCAGAAGGTCATCGACATCGCCTCGGGCGAGATCGGCTACCACGAAGGCAAGGACTCCAGCGGCCACTGGAACAACAAGGAGAAGTACGCGGCTCAGGTCCCCGGCCTGGAGTGGGCGGACTACCAGGCGTGGTGCGCCACGTTCGTGAGCTGGGTCGCGCTGAAGGCTGGAGCTGCGTCGCTCTACCCGCGCACCGCGAGCTGCCTGGCTGGCGTCGCCTGGTTCAAGAAGGCTGGCCGCTTCAGCGAGTACCCGGCTGTCGGCGCGCAGGTCTTCTACGGCTCGGGCGGTGGCACGCACACCGGCATCGTCATCAGCTACGACGCTGACACGATCACCACCGTCGAGGGCAACACCAACGACAACGGCTCCGCTGAGGGTGACGGCGTCTACCGCAAGGTGCGTCAGCGTCGCAGCGACTTCGTCTACGGCTACGGCTACCCGAACTTCCCCGAGGGCATCAAGTCGGCGGACCCGAAGTGGGCGAGCAAGGCTCCGACCACCCCGGCCAAGCCCGCTCCCGCGAAGCCTGCCCCGGCCAAGCCTGCGCCCAAGCCGAACCCGATCTACAAGCTGAGCGACGCGGTCAAGCCCGGCGCGACCCACGTCCAGGTGGCCGACATCCAGCAGCTCCTGATCAAGCTCGGCTACAAGATCCCCGGCGCGGTGACCAACTTCTACGGCAAGAACACCGAGGCTGCCGTCGCCGCCTGGCACGAGCGGAACCCCAAGTACAAGAACTACGGCCTCGCCCGTGACACCCGCATCGGTCCGGCTGGCTACATCGCTCTCCAGAAGCAGTGTGGTCGGCGATGACCGGCAAGCACGAGGCACCCACCAACCCTCGAACGGAGTCCTTCGTGACCCTTCTTCTCCCCCTGCTCCCGACCAAGGCTCGGCCCTACGCGAAGGCGATCCTCGCCCTCCTGGGTACGCTCGCCTCGGTCGCGGTGCTCGTCGCTGGCGACAACCAGTACGTCGCGGCGGGTGTGCAGATCCTGACCGCGCTCGGCGTCTACGCCCAGCCGAACGGCTCGACCGGCGAGGAGGAGTTCCCGGAGACGGGCCTCCCCGAGTCGGCCTACCAGGGCTGACCCTGTAACGCAGAAGACCCCCACCAGCTACGTGCTGAGTGGGGGTCTTCTGTCGTCTGCCCTTGGCCTCACTGTGACTGGCCTGCCTTCATCGCCTCGATCTCCTCCAGGGTCATGATCTTGGCCGCACCGCGACGTCGAGTAGTGGTCGCCTTCTTGGTTGCCGTCCGCTTGACCGGGACCGCCTTGACCTTCGCGCCGGTCTTGTCCACGTCGTAGAGCAGGGTCTCGATCGGACCCGCGTGGTCCTTGCAGAGATCCATCTCCGCTCGGTCGCCATCGCGTGTGATGGTGTAGTGCGTGGTCGGCTTGCCCACCTCGGTCGGGTCGATGTCGCAGACGGTGACCTGGATCTGTGCCACGTGATGCTCCTTCTTGTCGGTGTGTTGCTGAGTAGGTGCAACCTACACGAAGTTGCTTGCACTGTCACGCCGAGTGTGCAACTCTTACCCCAAGGTAACTGACAGTGACACAGAGAGGAGCGCACCATGGGCGCACGCAAGATCCAAGATGAGGGGGAGGTTCTTCGCTGGTTCGAGGAGGGCCGCACGTACCAGTGGATGGTCGAGGAGTACCGGCGCAAGTACAACATTGAGACCGTGCCGTCTCTCTGGGGGAACTTCCGGCGTCGGCGCGGACTTCAGCGTCGGATCACCCGCTCGGACGAGCTCATTCCCTGGCAGGTGAAGCCCGAGCACCGCTGGCTGTACCCGGTCGGCATGTTACGAGTCGAGGCTCGACGGCAGGAGAAGGGCGAGGAGGCCCTGTCCGAGCTGGAGGCGACGCGCCTGGCTGCCTGGAAGCAGATGCTCCAGGACCAGAACGCCGTCGTGCACTACGACCCGGACACCGAGCAGGGCTTCTTCTACATCCCTCGCCAGGCCGGTGACAGCGAGTTCGTGCACAAGCCGAAGACCACCTCGCGCCTGAAGGCTGTCGACTGAGCATCTTCAGCGTCCTCTCAGGACCCCCCTGGTAGACGCTTCAACAGTCTGTTGTAGTGTCCTCCTCGCTTCACCCCCGGTGCCACGGGACGAGCCACAACCCAAGATCTGATGCAACTTGCACACGTCCCGCACGGCGTGTACTGTCCTACAGGTCAGCGCAAGTTGCACACCGCACCGGAGGAGAGCCCCGCACCATGCCGTACCGCCACGTCCTGCCCGCAATGGACAGGTCGCACGGAGATCCGTACAGCTTCATCACCGAGGACGGGACGATCGAGTTCGTCTTCGACCTGGAGAGCTTCGACTTCCACATCGACGCCTGCCCCGGCTACTCGCCGGACAGGATGTCGGCGGTGCTGAAGCAGGCGGAGTGGTGGGGCCTGGAGCTCATGCCGTGGACCGAGTGCGACGTGGACATGCTTGAAGGTGGGATCTGCCGGATCTACCTCACGCCGATCGTGCCGCCCGAGGTGGCCGAGGCTGAGATGGTCCGCGAGCTCCTGTCCGAGGTGGACGCGCTGACGGTAACCCCGTTGGACGACAGCTTGGAGGAAGTACCGAGTGACCCTGAACTTCATGGAGATCCCGAACACGGCTCACCCGAACAACTCAGTCCCGCGTGACGGTTGGGACCGTCCGCTCATCGTGCCGAAGGCTGGCGGCAAGCCGGTCGGGCACACCAGGACGACGACGTTCATCGACTGCATCGAGGACAAGTCGAACCTGATCAACTGGGGCAAGCGCATGGTGGGGGTAGGGCTGGCCAAGAACCCGGCCCTGCTCGACGCGATCCGCGAGCTCGACCCGAACGACAAGGACGACAAGCGCAAGCTGGACGGTCTCGCTGAGCGTGCCGTCGACATCAGCGGCGCGAACGACAAGCGTGAGAAGGGAACCCATCTCCACACGCTGAGCGAGTACGTCGACCGTGGTGAGCCTCTGCCCTTCGGCACGCCCCAGGTGGACGTCGAGGACATGATGGCGTACATGCTCGCCACGTCGGTGCTGAAGGTTCACGCCGTCGAGCAGTTCGTCGTGGTGAACGAGCTCAGCGTGGGTGGCACCTTCGACCGCACCTACGAGTACGACGGGCCTGGCCCGGACGGCAAGCCCATCTCGGGCCTGTTCATCGGCGACCTGAAGACTGGGTCCGTCGAGTACGGGGCGCTGAAGATGGCGAGCCAGCTCGCGATCTACTCGCGAGGAGAGAAGTATGACCACACCCACTTCCCCGTGGATCACCAGGACAAGAAGGCCCTGGCCGCATGGAAGAAGGTGGCGGTCGACGCCGAGCAGGCGGCGAAGGCGTACAGCCCGCTGCCTCCGGTGAACCAGGACTGGGGCATCATCGTCCACCTGCCTGCGGGCACGGGCGAGTGCACCCTCTACTGGGTGGACCTGAACATCGGGTGGGCTCTGGCCCAGCTCGCGCTTCAGATCCGCAAGGCGCGAAGCACCCGAGGTGCGATGAAGCCGTTCGTGACTCAGGTCACGGAGAACGAGCTTGCTTCTTCCGCCTGACGTGTGTAACTTGGATCAAGTCAGGGCGACGCGGGAGCGACGAACTGCAAGGCGCAAGTCGCCGGACCGGAGGTTGACACCGACCCCCGGATCGTGTAACTTGTACCAAGACAGAGAGAACAACGAGAGGAGCTACACCGCGTGAGGGAACTGACCGTCACCATCAAGTACGGCAAGGGCTACGAGGAGACCTGGGCGGTCTTCAAGGGCAGCCCGGACGAGGTCCGCGAGGACATCATCTCCTACTTCGGAGTCCAGCGTGACAGTGTGACTGAGCTGACGCTCAGCGAGCTGGTGGTCGAGATGACCAGCCTGGCTCACGGCAAGGGCAACATCGCCCGGTTCCTGGGAGGAACCATCATCCCGCCCTCCGAGGCGGCAGCTCCCCCGGCCCAGACGGCACCGACCGGTGATCCGTGGGCTGCGGCGCAGAGCACCCAGAGCTCTCCCCCGGCTGCACAGCAGCCCGAGGCGGAGGACCCCAACGCCTACATCCTGGGCGAGATCGAGAAGCAGACCGACGTCGCTTCGCTGAAGCGCCTCTGGGCTGAGAACCAGAGCTTCTTCTCGGACCCGAGCGTGATGGCTGCATGGAAGGCCAAGGGCAAGGCCCTGTCTGCCGCGTAGTTCCACCCGCTCCACTCAACAACAACCATCACCTGAGCATCGACTCACAGACGAACGGAGACTTCACAGTGGCTCTCAACTTCATGGACATCCCCACCCAGGGCGGCGGCTGGTTCAAGCCGAAGGACAACGTGGACGCGGTCGCGATCCTCATCGAGGTCAAGTCCTTCGACAGGCAGCGCCCGACCCCGAACGGCCCGAAGGACTCGGTCCTCGCGGACGTGTCCGTCTTCAAGACGCAGGCCGACCTGGACGCCGGTCGCCCGGAGATCGCCAAGGGTCAGCGCATCGAGCAGACCGTGCTCGCCCGTGACCTGGAGGCCATCGTCGGCGGCGCGACCATCGTGACCCTGGCGCAGATCCCGGCGAAGAAGCCGGGTGCCTACCCCGCGTGGGTGTGGCGACAGGCTGAGCGCGCCGCTCAGCAGAAGGTCATCGACTACGCCACGAAGCGCGAGGCGGAGGTCAACGCGGCGCTCGACGCTGCTCCTGACTTCGACTGACGTGTGACAGTGTGAGCACCTACGGGGGCCGTCCATCCGGGCGGTCCCCTTGGGGCAGTGAGAGAGGAGGTCGAGTGAGACCTGAACGAGACGACTGGGCGCTGAACATCGCCGACGAGGTAGCCACCATGGCGGACTGCACGCGGTCCCAGGTCGGGTGTGTGATCCTCAACAAGCGCAAGCGCATCCTGGGCGTGGGGTACAACGGACTCCCGCCCGGCATCCCTGGCTGTGCGACGGCTGGCAACTGTCCCCGAGGTCGACTGACCCGCGACGAATGTGCCCCCGACAGCGACTACGCGAACTGCGCGGCTGACCACGCTGAGCGCAACGCGATCCGCGATGCCCTGGACAAGGGCGTCCACCCGGACGAGCTGAAGGGCTCGACCATCTACGTGACCCGCAAGCCGTGCCCGGCCTGCCAGACCCTGATCACCGCCGTTGGCATCGAGCGCGTGGTCGTGAGAGGAGACAAGTAGTGCTCACCCCTGGAAGGTCCCTGTCGCTTCACGCGGAGTCGGGACGAGAGCTCCCCCGCGTCGAGGCGTTCGAGGCCCTGTACCAGAAGGGCGTGCGACCCCGTCACGGCGAGGTCATCATGATCGCCGGTCGGTCCGGCACGCAGAAGTCCGGCTTCGCTCTGTTCTGGGTGGCGTCGATGAACCTGCCCAGCCTGTACTTCTCCGCTGACATGAGCGCCTTCACGGCGTCCTCGCGCCTCGCCTCGATGGCGACTGGAGATACGACCGAGATGGTCGAGGCTGGCATGGCGCAGGGCGGCAAGCACCGCCAGGCGTACATCGACGCGCTCTCCCACTCGAACATCACCTTCTCCTTCGGGTCGCCCATCACCTGGCGTGCCGTCGATGAGGAGCTGGAGGCGTACGTCGAGCTCTGGGACGCCTACCCCGAGGTGATCGTGTTCGACAACCTGATGGACTTCGAGGGCGCTGAGTCGGACTACACCGAACAGATGGCGGTCATGTCCAATGCGACCGAGCTGGCCCGCGCTACCGGCGCGACGGTGATCATCCTTCACCACGCTTCAGACAAGAGCTGGGAAGCCAAGAGCGACCCGTGGGCTCCCCCGTCCCGTGACCAGGTGAAGGGCGGTCTCTCCGAGAAGCCTGAGCTGTCCCTGACGGTGGCTCTCGACCCGACCAGCCTGGAGTACCGAGTCGCCTGCGTGAAGCAGCGCATGGGTCCGTGTGACCCCACGGCACGCAGCTACGCCATGATGCGCTGCCACCCGGACGTGACCCGCTTCTCGAAGCTGGAGGTCATGGCCAAGACCAGCCAGCCCAACACCCCGGCTCCTGCCGGATCGGGCTGGACCCCGACGACTTCGCTCGAACGCCTCGGCCTCGGCTGAGAGTGTGGTAGTGTGAGCACAGCGAACGGGGGAGGCCACCGCAAGGTGGCCCTCTCCTTGAAGGGAGTGTGACAGTGTGAGTAACCCTGTCAGGAACAAGAAGAAGGGGGCCGAGTGGGAGAACGAGCTGAAGAACAAGTTCCGTTCCACCGGCTTCGACATCGAGCACCTGCACCTGAACGGTAACGAGGACGAGGGCGACCTGGTCATCCGCGCCTGGAACGGCAAGACCTGGGTGATCGAGGCGAAGAACGCGAAGATGGACGCCAACACGTTCGTCCGCGAGATGGAGACCGAGGTCGGTCACTACGCCTCTCACCGGGGACTGGACCCCGCGCTGGTCGACGGCGTTGTGATCGTGAAGGCGTACCGCAAGCCCTGGCGCAAGGCGTACGTCATCACCACGGTCGAGCGGTTCTTCGGACTGGACCCCGAGTGATCGGCTTCATGGGCTGGGACATGACCCAGGCGGAACGCGATCAGCTCGCCGATGAGACCGAGGCGTTCTTCGCCTTCATCGAAGATCCCGACTCTGACATGGACGTGATCCTCGCGGTCGAGGAGTTCTACGACGTGGAGGTGTAGTGGCCATCCAGTGGAGAGAGCCCAGCAAGCCGAAGGGCAGGAGCTGGGACAACGACGACGACACGAAGCCCGAGCTCTCGGCGGTGCTCGACCACTACGAGGTCGACTTCAACCCCGAGCGGGCAACCGGCATGGGCCACTGCCCACTGCACGACGACAACACACCCTCGATGTCCTACAACACGGACAAGGGGCTCTGGCGCTGCCACTCCTGCGGAGAAGGCGGCGACAGTTACACGATGATCATGTTGAAGGAGGGGACAGACTTCCGTGGAGCACGAACCGTTGCAACCACTCTCGGCCTCCCAGAGGGAAGCTCTGGAAGAAGCGACAGCGAGCTACGAGGCAGCCGTTACGGCGGAAGCCGCAAGGTACCTTCTGGGTCGCGGCCTGGATCGAACGGCGGCGGTTACCAACCGCGTTGGCGTCGTAGCTGATCCGTTCCCTGGTCATGAGAGGTTCCGAGGCTTCCTCGCGATCCCCTACCTGGACCGGAATGGCAAGCCCCTGTCGATGCGCTTCCGCTGCATCCAGGAGCACAACCACCGCGACTTCGGTCACGGCAAGTACATGGGCATGAAGGACGAGCCGCCCCGCATGTTCAACGTGGGCGCTGTCCACCGGGCTGACACCGAGATCGCCGTCACTGAGGGCGAGTTCGACGCGATGGTCCTGAACATGATCGGCATCCCGGCTGTCGCCGTCCCTGGCGCGCAGGGGTGGCGCAACCACTACCGACGGATGCTCGCTGGCTTCAACCGCGTCTGGGTCTTCGGTGACCCGGATGACGCTGGAGCCGAGCTCGTCGCCAAGATCACCCGCTCGCTGCGCTCCGCCAAGGGAGTGCGCCTGCGTGACGGCGACGTGACTGACACCTACCTGAAGCACGGGGCTGACGCCCTGTACGCACTGATGAAGACGGAGGACTCGAAGTGACCGAGGCGACCGAGACGAAGAAGACGACCCGCAAGGCGAACCCGCTGACCGCGATCCTCAACGAGGTGAAGGAGGCGGTGAAGGAGCAGGACGCTCCGCTCCCCCTGTGGGGTGGGCGCAAGCCCGACGCGGGCCGCGACTACTTCGCCGAGCAGGAGTCGCGCTGGTCCGCCATCAACAACCAGCGCATGGCGGAGGGGACGCTCGGAGCTGACGGCCTCCTCCTGGAGGACGTGTTCGGCGCGGTGTCCCAGTCCGACAAGGTCGAGGTCCGCCTGGCGCTGGTCCTCCTGGCCGCTCAGGCTGTGGCCGCTGTGGCTCAGCTCGACCGAGGTGAGGGCTGATGCCCCTACCGGGGACGGAGAAGTTCCCCAAGGTCGAGGCCGTCTGGCAGGCCCTGAACGACCGAGAGCGAGACCTGTTCTTCGACCACCTGTTCGGCGGCACGTCCGCTGACTGGCTCTCGACCACGCTGCGCAAGTACGGGCACGACGTGTCCGCCTCCACGATCCGTACCTACCGAAGGAGCCTGAACCGTGTCTCTGAAGGATGAGCTCCTGAAGAAGCCTGTCGGCCCGAGCGTCCCTGCTCGGAAGACCAACCCCGACAAGGACTTCACCCGGCAGATCGAGGTCCAGGGCGACGTCGCTGCGGTGACCGTGCGGGGCCTGCCGGACGAGGTGGACGAGAGCGCGGCTGCGGACTACCTCCGCTCGAAGGGCGAGGACCCTGAGCTGTGGATCGCCACCGGCTTCCGCTCTGGCGAGTGGACCATGGCGAACGGCGACCTCGGGGTGAGCAACCGCTACACCTTCAAGCGCCGTGACCCACTGCTCGACGGTGAGCCTCTGGACCTGGATGAGCTGATCCGTGCCGTTGACAACTTCGGACCGGGTGTGACAGTGTCGCAGACCGAAGGCGAGTACACGTTCATCGTCGCCATCGGCGACATGCAGTTCGGCAAGATCGACGGCGACGGTGTCGAGGGGACGCTCGAACGAACCATCGACTGCCTGAACAAGGCGGCTGCTCTGCTGGAGCAGTACCGACTGCGCTTCCCGATCGGCCACGTCCACGTCGCCTGGCTCGGTGACCACATCGAGGGCTTCGTCTCGCAGGGCGGGGCCAACACCTGGCGCACGGTGCTCACGCTGAACGAGCAGATCCGCCTGACCCGGCGAGTGATGCTCCACGCGCTGCTCCTGTTCGCGCCGATGGTCGCCCGGCTCACGATGGCTGCCGTACCTGGCAACCACGGCGAGGCTGTCCGGATCAACGGCAAGGGCGTGACGCGGTACGACGACAGCCACGACACCGAGTCCCTGATCGCCGTGAAGGACGCGGCTGACCTGAGCCCCGAGCGGTTCGGTCACGTCGAGTTCTACGTGCCGGACACGGACGAGCTGAGCGTGGTGGTCGAGTGCAGCGGGACGGTCGTCGCCCACGTCCACGGTCACCAGTTCCGACCGGGCAAGCACTTCGACTACTGGAAGGGCCAGGCGTTCAACCGAGCGTCCGCCTTCCATCAGGCCGACCTGCTCCTCGCGGGTCACCTGCACCACGAACACGTCGACACCGATGGGTTCCGCACCTTCATCCAGCCCCCTGCGATGGAGAGCGAGAGCACCTGGTGGAGGCACGCCAAGGGCACGACCGGTGCGCCTGGCCTGATCGTCGCCGTCACCAAGGACGGCAACACGAACCTGAAGGAGGTGGTCCGATGAAGCTCATCGAGATCCAGCCCAGCGAGTACGTCGAGCCGCCTGCGGCTGACTGGTCCTGGTACGAGCCGGGCAACGAGATCGACAAGGTGATCACGCGGGCAGCTCGCCACATCGCCAACAAGTACGACGACACCAAGACGACCGAGTTCGAGGACGCCTACCAGGACGGCCTGATCTTCGTGGCCACGCGGAAGAACCTGCGAGCCGCGTTCGGCGAGCCGGGCCTGCTGTACTCCCGGCTCGTCCAGGACCTGACCGACAAGAACAAGCAGTCCGCGACGAAGCGGTCTCACTCGAAGATGACCAGCTACGAGGCCAACCTCACCAAGCTCGAAGGGCTGGGTGTCTGAGTGCCGGGAGCGTACGACAGGGCGCTGGTGGAGCAGCTTCTGCCAGCCCACTTCGACCCGGCCTCGGCCTACGGAGTGAAGAACGAGACAGCACCGGACGCGGACATGCCGAAGGTGAAGGCCAACCCCAAGCACGCGAACACCCTGTACGCCCACCTCGCCGACATGAACGCGGCCTGGAGGTGGGCGGTCGCGGGCGGGCTGTCATGGGAGGAGGCGCGAGCCACCCTCATGCGGTACGGCCTGGACTGGACCTACGAGTTCATCGCGTTCGAGGAGAACTGCAACAAGAGCACGGCCCAGCGGAGGTGTGAGCGGGCGGTCGGGAAGATCGCCGCCTACCTCAACCAGGACCGCTACGTGGACGGCTACGACATCAAGGAGGAAGCGGCGTGAGCCAGGTAGTACCCCAGCCCGAGGGCATGGACCCCAACGCGGTGGAGTTCTGGGAAGACTCGACCCTGACCTACTACGAGCGGCTGGTCGACGGCACGATCATCTCCCGCCCGTACAACGAGCGCGAGATGGCGAACTACGCCAAGCAGCGCCAGCTCGACCTGCTCGGGGCTGCGGCCAAGGAGGCTGTCCCCTACCTGGACGAGCGCCTGGTCAAGTGCCTCGGCTACCTGGAGCTCAGCTCGCCGTCGCCCGAGGAGACCGCAGCGATCATCAAGAACCTGTGTGACCTGGCTGCCTACAGCGCAGGCACCCTGAAGCGGGTGATCGTGGTCCTCGGTGAGCTGACCGGCAGACCGGTGTGAGTGTGTTACTGTGATCGTGCAAGTTGCAGCAGGCGGCAGTCCTTCGGGGCTGTCGCCTTGCGGCAGTGAGAGAGACATCTACTTCAAGGAGGAACCACTCAGTGAGCAACACCATCCCCTTCGGCCCGACTGGTCAGACCGTGTACGAGCGCACCTACTCCCGCACGAAGGCCAACGGCGAGAAGGAGACCTGGCCCGAGACGGTGGCCCGCGTGGTCGAGGGCAACCTCGCCCTGGTCCACGGTCCTCGCGCAGGCTGGGGTGTGACAGTGTCGCAGGAGGCAGAGAAGCTGACCGCGTACATGGAGAAGTTCGCCATCCTCCCGGCTGGTCGCCACCTCTGGGCGTCCGGCGTCAAGGGCAGGCAGTACCTGTTCAACTGCCACGTCTCGGGCTGGGGTGAGACCCTGTCCCGACACTTCGAGTTCACCTTCCTCCGCCTCATGGAGGGCGGGGGCGTGGGAGCGAACTACAGCTCCCGGTTCCTGGAGAAGTTCGGCGCACCGCGCCGCGAGCTGGACGTCCACGTCGTGTGCGACCCGACCCACCCGGACTACGCCGACATGAAGGCGGCTGGCCTCCTGTCCACCGAGTACGACTCGGACTGGGACGGAGCCTTCGAGGTCGAGGACTCCCGCGAGGGATGGGCTGACGCCCTGGTCGACCTGCTCGACACGTTCATGACGGACGACGAGGTCAAGCACCGCGCCCGCGTCTACGACGTGAGCCGAGTCCGAGGCAAGGGTGCCCGGCTGAAGACCTTCGGCGGCACGGCCTCTGGCCCTGGCCCCTTCGCCCGGATGATGTCCGAGATCGGCAAGGTCATGAGCAAGTCGGCTCGCGAGGTCGGTGAGTGGGGTGTCATCCCGCACCTGACTCCGACCGAGGCCATGGAGATCGACCACGCCATCGCGGAGTGCGTCGTCTCGGGCGGCAACCGTCGCTCGGCCCGCATGGCGATCGTCCACTGGAACGACCCGTTCATCCAGGACTTCCTGGCGTGCAAGGTCGACGGCTCGAAGCACTGGACGACCAACATCTCGGTCGAGATCGACCAGGAGTTCATCGACCGGCTGAACCTCGCTGAGCCCGAGGCGGTCGCGGTCCACGAGGCGGTCGTCAAGGGGATGCTCCTGAACGGGGAGCCGGGCTACTGGAACAGCACGTACTCCAACGAGGGCGAGGTCGGCGAGGTCATCGCGACCAACCCCTGCGGCGAGATCGCGCTCGAAGCCTGGGAGAACTGCAACCTCGGTCACGTCAACCTCGATGCGTTCGCTCCGACCGTCAAGGGCGGGGAGTTCGATGAGGCTGGCATGAAGGAGGCGCACGCACTGGTCACCCGCTTCCTGATCCGGGCCACCTACGGCGACGTGAACGACTCGGAGCAGGCTGACCGGCTGGCGCTGAACCGGCGCATCGGTGTCGGGCACTTCGGTGTGCAGGGCTTCCTCGCGAAGTCGGGCATCCGCTACTCGGTCGCCCCGTTCTCGTTCATGCCGTCGCTCCTGGAGGATCTGTACGACGTCGTCCGGGAGACGGCGCGTGAGTACGCCTTCGAGCTGCGCATCCCCGAGCCGGTCAAGGTCACGACGGTCGCGCCGACTGGCACGATCGCCAAGATGCCGGGCGTGACGGAGGGCATCCACCCGATCTACGGGCGGACCTACCTGCGTCGAGTCCGCTTCTCCTACTCCGACGCTGACCAGGCTGCCCAGGTCGACAAGTTCTTCGGGCAGGGCTTCGCCGTGGACGCCTGCGTGTACGACCCCTCGGGGAACACGATGGTGGTCACCTTCCCGACGAAGGACAAGCTGGTCGCCGAGGTCGAGGACATGGGCTACGAGGCGGAGCTGGTCGAGTCCGCAGACGAGCTCTCGCTCGACCAGATGCTCAGCTTCCAGGCCATGTACCAGTCCCACTACGCGGACAACGCCGTGTCCTTCACGGCCAACGTCCCCGAGGGCCTGGACCCCGACAAGACGGCGGCTGTGATCAAGAGCTGGCTCCCCCACCTGAAGGGGACCACCATCATGGTCGACGGCACGCGCGAGCAGGCACCGTACGAGCGGATCTCGGAGGCCGAGTTCAACCAGTACGAGCTCACCCGAGTGGAGGACTCGACGGACGAAGACTGCGCGTCTGGTGCGTGCCCCGTTCGGTGATGCGGTAGGTTCCTGCTTCCGCCACTGAAGGGAGCAGGAATCGTGGGTCTCATCCGCAAGAGCACCAGCGCATTGACGCTCGGCCTGGTCGACTGGAAGTCCGACAAGGAACGCATGGCCGCGTCGGCTCGGAAGACCAAGAGCGCAGCACGCAAGACGAACAAGTTGCTGAAGGAGCAGAACAAGATCCTGAAGCAGCAAGCCCGGTGAGGCCGGGCAGATGAAGCCCCCTGGAGCTACGGTTCCGGGGGGCTTCTTCGCGTTGCGGGGGTGTACCTTGCTGCGCATGAGGAACGAGCGAGTGGTCATCGAATTGGTGGACGACATCGACGGCACTGGGAACGCCCAGACCGTGACGTTCGGACTCGACGGGAAGACCTACGAGATCGAGCTCAACAAGAGGAACGAAGCGAAGCTCAGGAAGGCACTTGAACCATGGATCGGGAAGGCGCGTGAATCGCGTTCTCCCGGCCCAACAAGAAGGCCCCGGAGGAACGGGAAGCTAGACAATGCAGCGGTCCGTCAGTGGGCCGCTGAGAACGGTGTCGAGGTGGCTGCGACTGGACGCATCCCCGGCTCCGTGATCGAGCAGTACAAGGCGGCTCGCAAGGGCTGAGTCTCAGATCTTGACCGATCCAAGATGCGGGGGGACGGTGTACCTGGCGGCGGCTCACGGTAGCGCCGACTGTGGTGCGACAGGGACTCGTCTCGGTGGCACCCGAGAAGCCCTGTCGTGGGCCGTCGTCCTACTTGCCGGGCCTGGTGGCGTAGAAGCTGACTGCCGCAGCGGCTGCGATGTTGAGCGAGTCCACTCCCCCGCCCATCGGGATGCGAACGACGTGGTCCACTGCGGCCAGCGTTGAAGGCTGGAGCCCGTGCCCCTCGGTCCCGAAGATGAGAGCCAGGTTCGGGTAGTCGAGCGAGGCCAGCTCGTCCAGCGTGATGGAGTCCTCGGTCAGCGCGAGAGCCGCCGTCACGAAGCCCCGCTCGCGTAGCAGGTGGATGCCCTCGGGCCAGGGGGTGCGAGTCCACGGCACCTGGAAGACGGTGCCCATCGAGACGCGGATCGAGCGCCGGTAGAGAGGGTCTGCGCAACGAGGCGTGACCAGGACGGCGTCCACTCCCAGGGCTGCGGCACTACGGAAGCCAGCCCCGAGGTTCGTGTGATCGACTACGTCCTCGAAGACGGCGATACGCCCCTGACCTGCGCTTCTCTGTGTACCTGTTGTGCGCCATGCGCCCACATGTGGCACGATGGGTACACACCCCGTCACCGAGAGGAGCCACCGTTGGGCAAGCGAGCCGTCATCTACACCCGCGTGAGTCGAGACGACACAGGCGAAGGTCGAAGCAACGACCGCCAGGAAGCCGAGTGTCGACGGCTGACCGACTACAAGCGGCTCGACGTCGTCGCGGTCGAGGCGGACATCTCCATCTCGGCGTACTCGGGCAAGGCTCGGCCCGCCTGGAAGCGCGTCCTGAACATGGTACGTGCAGGCGAGGTGGACTACGTGATCGCGTACCACATGGACCGCATGACCCGCTCGATGCTGGACCTGGAGGAGCTGATCCTCCTGTGCGAGGAGCACAATGTCGGGATCGCAACGGCAGTCGGAGACATCGACCTGACGTCCGACATGGGGCGCATGGTGGCCCGCATCCTGGCGGCTGTGGCCCGAGCTGAGGTCGAGCGGAAGTCTGCCCGGCAGAAGCTGGCCAACGCGCAGCGTGCAGCCGAGGGCAAGCCCCACGTCTCGGGCATCCGCCCCTTCGGGTACGCCGACGACCACCTGACCCTGGTCCCCGAGGAGGCTGACGCCATCCGGGACGCAGCTCGTCGCGCTCTCGCTGGGGAGACCATGATCTCGATCGCCAAGTCCTGGACCAAGGCTGGTCTGATCTCCGCTCGCGCCCGTCGCGGGCATGACAAGGGGAAGCGTGCGACTGAGGCTGGATGGTCTGCCCGAGGCGTCCGCAACGTGCTGATCTCCCCCCGCTACGCGGGCATCCGGACGTACAACGGAGAGCCGGTGGGCGAGGGTGACTGGGAGCCGATCCTGGACCGCGAGACGCACCTCGCGCTGGTCGACACGCTCGGCGATCCGGCTCGTCGCAAGGGGGCGGTGAAGATGGGTCGGCGACCCACGTCCCTGCTCACCGCCTTCGCCTTGTGCGAGGTGTGCGACGGTCCCGTCCGAGCCTCCGCCATCCGTGGTCGACAGACGTACACCTGCCGGGCCGGACACGGACACGCTGACCGCGCCATCGCGGACGCCGAGGTGTCGGCTGCGACCATCGCGCTTCTCGCCAGCCCCCAGTGGATGACCCTGATCGTGCCGTCTGGTGACGAGCGGGTCGAGGAGGCCAAGGCGGAGGTCGATGACCTGAAGCTGAAGCTGAAGACGTACGCCGAGCTCCTGGCCAACGACGTGATGGACGTCGAGCAGTTCACGCAAGCGACGGCGACGGCACGGGCGAAGCTGAAGGGTGCCGAGGAGCTGCTGTCTCGGGCTGGCATGGGTCCAATGTTCACCGGGCTGTCGCTCGGCACTCCTGCGGTCGCAGGTCAGTGGGAAGGGCTCGGGCTGGATCGCCAGCGAGCCATCGTGCAAGGTCTCCTCTCGGTCAAGGTGCGGCGGAAGGCCAAGGGCATGAGCTTCGAGGACCAGGTCGTCGTGGAGCCTCGGTACGTGGCCGCGTAGCTCCCGGAACGCAAGAAGCCCCGTCCTCCAGAGGGAGGCGGGGCTGTCTTGTGTCAGGCGACGTGTCGGCGAGGCGGCTGAAGCTCTCCGAACAGGGTCCGCACGATGCGGGCTTGCTCGCCGGTCGGTGGAGGCGGCGGGTTGTCAGTCCAGTGCCGCTCCCACCTGGCGATACGGTCGGTCATGCTCACGGGGCCACTCGCCCGGCCATCTCGAAGGCGCGGTGAGTGGCGGGCATCGTGTCCATGAAGACGAGCTCCATCTCGTCGGCCACCATCTCGATCTCGCGGAGCGGGAAGCTCGGGACCTGGGCGTTCTGGCGCTTGGTCCGGAGAGACAGGAAGTGCATGAGGCTGCGTGCGTTGCACGTCGCCCAGAAGGACGTGTAGATGCCGACCGGCAGGACGTTGCGCGCTACCTCGCGGGCCACACCGGCACCGAGCTGGTTCTGGTAGGCGTTGAAGGCTGCGGCGTAGGCGTCGCGGTGGTTGTGGACGGTGGACAGGGACTGGAGGAACGTGCCGGGCTCGAACTCGTAGGCTCCCGGCTTGCCGACCTGCGTGAGGTTGCGGTCACCGGCTGGCACGTAGAAGACGGGGTCGAGCTCCTTGTACCGGGCGCTCTCCTCGTTGTAGCTCCAGCCAGCGCGGTGTCGGAAGAACTCGCGGGCCACGAAGATCGGTGCCTCGATGTAGAAGGTGAAGTTGTTGTGCTCGAACGGGCTGCCGTGCCTGTCGCGCATGAGGAACTTGATCAGACCCTCGATCGGCTTGCCGGTGTCGAGTGCGTCGGCCCCCTGAGTAGAGACCCGAGCTGCGCGGGCCACGTCCTCGTCGGAGGCGTCGGTCTTGATGAGCTGGACGGTCATGTCGGACCTGGTGGTGATGTTGATGGGACTTCCTCTCAGTACCAGTGCGGGGACTGCCTCAGCCAGAAGGCGAGGGCGTTGCTGGGGGTGCCGTAGCGGCGGTCGATGTAGCGGAGACCGGCTTCGATCTGCCGCTCGGGGTCGGACGTCTTCTCGATGCCGTAGCTCGGCCAGGTCTCGTCCAGGAACTGCGCGATCCCGTAGGCGGTGCTCGTTGGGTTCTGCGCCTCGGGGTCCCAGTCGGACTCGTTGCTCCAGAGCTGTTCCAGGGCCTCCCACTCGGACCCTGTCCACCCGCGCTCGGCTGCGGCTGCCTTCCCGATCTGCTTGGGGGTCTTCGGCTTCGGCTTCTCGGTCGGCGTAGGGCTCGGCGTCGGGGACGGCTTCGGTGTGACGGTCACCGTCGCGGTGACGGTCGGGATGGGCTGCGTGTCGTGGATCGGTGCCGGGTCGTCGGCCTTGGCCTTGTCGACCAGGAGAGCGCCGCCCAACATGCCCAGGGAGAGGGCGGAGGTGAGTGCGGTGACTCCCGCAGCCACCCCCAGCCCGTCTCGCTTGGCCCGGTGTCTCGGGTGATGCAAGTTACACACCCGCCTGCAACTGACGGAGGTGGATGACCTCGGTGCCCTCCTGGGCGAACTCCTCGACCTTCTCCAGAATCCGCCAGGCGTAGTAGCTCACGCCGAGGCCGGTGCGGTAGATGACGGAGGGCTTGCGGTCCTTCAGAAGATGGATCAGGCGGAACGGGATGACGTTCTCGGGCTTGACCTCGGGGAACAGCTTCGCCTGGTGGTAGCCGTAGACGATCGCGATGGGCTCGGTGTTCTGCGTCACTGTCACAGTCCCCTTCGGTTGAACGATGCCGCGACGGCGGCGAGAGTGTTGGGGTGCTGAGCCTGAGCTCGGCGGATGATCGCGGCGTGCTTCAGCCGCAGCTTGCGGTGCTCCTCGATCAGCGACTCGACCAGGTCGAGCACGATCGTGGGACTGGAGTCGCCTGGGATGCCGAGGTGCTGGCCGATCGCGAGGATCGCCTCCTCGGGGGTGAGCTGGCCACTCACGCTGCCACCAGCCTCTCGTTGAAGTGTCGACGCGACTCGGAGGTGAGGTGGAACAGGCCCTCGTCGCACTGGTAGTAGCGGGACTCGCGGTAGGTGCCCCGCCTGGTGCCTCGGGCCTCCGCTGCACGGTCCCGCTTGGCCTGGGCTCGCCCCAGGGCCTTGTCTGCGTCCCGCTCAGAGCGGAACCCTCGCTTCAGACCACAGGCGCAGAACCTGTAGTCCACGGTCTTCGTCTTGCTCACAGTCGGGGTCCTCTCACTTCGCGTACTTGTCACAGGGGCAGGTCGGGAGCTGGCAGGCACCGCGTGCGGCTGCCGCCATGCTGTGGGTGAAGGGGGCGTGGCCACACTCGGGGTGCGTGCACCAGGGGGACCAGCCCTTCTTGCCCACGTCGTTGGCGCGCAGTGCGCCGGGCGAGTACAGCTTCACGGCGTGGAACCTGCCGCCCAGACCTCCCAGGTGCTGGAGGTAGCTCTTGATGTCGGCCTCGGAGTAGAAGGGGCCGTAGTTCAGGCCCTTCTCCCCGTCCTTCCAGGTGTGGGTGCCAGCCCACGTCTCCCGCATGGACAGGATCTCCACCATCTCGTTGATGAGGGCCTTGGCCATGGTCTTGGCGTCCGGGAAGTCCGGGGACTCCAGGATCTCTACGATCTTGTTGTACTCCTGAGCGCGAGGCGTGAACCTCATGAGTCTCCTCTCGAAGGGGACCACCCACTCGCGCAGGTGGTCCCACTGTCACACGTTGGTCAGGCCGGGCGGTGGGCGACCCGGAAGCCCCACCTTCTGGCGTGGACGAAGGCTTGGACGTTCTGCGTGGTGCCGATGTGCTTGGTCGGGTTCACCCAGTGCCCTGCCTGCTTGAAGAAGGTGGGCGGGACGGCGTCCACTCCCACGATCACGCTCCCGTTGGGCAGAGCGTCGAGATCCTTGATCTCCCGCAGGATCGCGTCGTCCTGGGGCAGCGGCGAGATGAGCTCGACCGGGAAGCTGAAGAAGCTGGAGTAGACCGGGTCTCGGAAGCCGATGACCTCGAAGGTCCCGTTGCCGAGGCTCACGCCCTGGTCTCCCTCTCGGTCCTCGATCCGCGCTCCTGTCGGCAGGAGGTCCAGGTCGGGGACGGTGTGCAAGGTGGTCACTGCTGTGTTCCTCTCGTTCGTGGTCCCAGTGTCACACACTGGGCCGCGTCGATGCAAGTTGCACTCAGGCGGTGAGTGCCTTCAGGTTGATGAGCAGGGCGGTGCTGATCAGCCGCTCATGCAGGTCGATCTCGTCGCCGTCGTTCTCGATGGTGACGTCGAAGTCGTAGTGGTCGAGGGCGACCTCGGACTCATGCACCCAGCCGCCGGGGTCCTCCTTCGGACCCACGCCGGGGCGGTTGATGCGGACCATCACTCCCCCGGCCTTGCGGATGGCGTCGGCCTCGTTCTGGAAGCGGACGTCGGTCACGACCAGCGCCTCGTTCTCGGCGTCGAAGTCCTTCATCAGGGAGTCGACCCAGATGTTCGCCCCGAGGACCTTGCGGCCAGCCTCGGTGCCTGCGCGCTGGAGAAGCCTTCGGATCTCGGGGAACTGGCGCTTCGCCCGGTCCCATCCGTACGCCTCGACCAGCTTCGCCAGTCGGACCACACCGACGTCGGGGTAGGTGTCCACCCAGGGGTCGAGCGCCAGGAGGAAGGCTCGGAGCCGGTCGGCGAAGGCGTCCCGCCTCCAGCCACCCACGACCAGGGCCTTGGCCGCTTCATCCTTGCCGGACCCGGCGTACCCGCTGAGTCCGATCAACAGGGTCGGTCCACTCACTTCGGGTCCTCCTCGTAGGGGTTGAGGTACTGGGCGGCGTAGTCCACGCCCAACCCGGTGTAGAAGTTGCGACCCATCGGGTCGGGCAGGTTCTTGGCGAGCTCGGCGAGCTCCTGCGCTGCCTGCCAGCGCGCGGCCTTGACCAGGTCGAGCAGTGAGGCGTGCTCCTCCTCGTACTCCTGGCCGTACTTGTCGTAGGTCCGGTCCGCGATGGCCTCCTCGACCGTCCACCGGAACTCCCCACCCACCCACGGCATCAGGCAGCCACGCCCTTGGCGAGCGAGCGGATCAGCCACTCGGTGTCGCGGACGGCGAGCTCGGGGTGGAAGACGGTGCCGTTCGGCCAGCGCGCCTCGGTGTGCTTGACGCACGACCAGGTCGAGCAGGTGTGGTGCACCTTGACCTGCTCCGGGATGTCGCCGTGCACCAGGACGTACGCGATGCGGCGGGCGGTCTGGCTGAAGCCATCGAAGATCGCCTGACCCTGGTCCGTCTCCTCGCCAGCGGCGTCACGGATGAAGCTGCCAGCCCAGAGCCAGTGGCCCTCGTCCTCCACCACTCGCGACCAGAAGCGCTCGGTCTCGGTGGTCCCGGCGTACCGCTCGACCTTGCCGGTCTTGCGCTCAGCGTACGGACGGATCGGACGGTCAGCCTGGACGTCACCGTAGCGACGGAGTCGGTACTGGTGAGTCGAGCAGATGCCCGACGTCGGAACCTCGTTCTTGCACTGCTCGCTCTGGGAGTTGATCACGCTGCACCTCACTGGGTGCTCCTCTCTCGCGGGACATCCGCGCCTCTCGCGGTGTCCGAGTGGGAGCCTGGGCCTCGAACCCAGGTGGCTGCCGGTCTCCCTACCTACTCACACTGTCACACCAGATCGAGCTCGTACTCCGCGAACTCGGTGACCTCACCCTCCTCGGTCAGGTAGCCGGACTCGATCATGTCCTTGGCGACCCGTCCGTAGTGGCCCTGGAGAGTCCAGGCCATGCCCGACTTCACCAGCTTGCCGAACAGCTCCAGAGTCTCGGCGTCGTTCAGCGCGCCCTCCTCGTAGGAGATCAGGTCGATGACCAGGCTGCCCATCTTGCTCACTGCGTGTCCTCTCGTCGTGCTCTGTCGTGGTTCACACTGTCACAGTCTCACTGTCACAGTCAAGTCAGGCGGCGTCACCCTCGGCCTCCGCCTTGCCGTCCTCGAAGCCCTCGTCGTAGCCCTCCGAGTGACCGTCCGAGTGGCCGCTGTCGTAGCCGTCCGAGTAGCCGTAGTCCTCGCCCTCGGAGTACCCGTCCGTGTGGCCGTCGTCGTACGCCTCGGACCGCTCGTCCTCGACCAGGGTCTCGATGATGGCGACCGCCTCGGCGGGCAGCTCCTCCAGACCAAGGGCCTCGGCGAGCTCAGCGATGGCGGCGGTGGTGTAGGTGCTCACGGTGGAGATCTCCTCTCGCAGTGGGACCGCGCTGTCACCGCAGTCCCGGAGTGCCTGCCTGGGACTCGAACCCAGGTGTCTGCCGGTCAGGCTCCCTCGATCACTCGAAGGGGTAGTTCTCGAAGCTGTACTTGCGGGCGATCTCGTCCGCGTCTGGCGTCGTCGCTCGGAAGTAGGAGGCTGCGTTGCGCACCCCTACCCCATCGGCGAAGACCTCCCAGGCGTTGCCGACGTCGCCGCCCAGCTCATGTGCCCGGAGGATCACCCGAGCTGCCGCCTCGGGGTTCCGTGCCGCGATCTCTGCGTGGTCCACTGCTCTCTGCCTCTCTCTCAGTTGCTCAGGATGTTGATGTCGAAGCCGTAGCCCTGGACTCGACCGTCAGCGAAGTGTACGTACGCCTCGGGTTCGCCACCCTTCATCCAGCGGTAGCCGAAGTCGAAGTCGGAGACCGGCGTCCCGTAGATGCTCGGGACCTCGTCGCCCTTGTCTGCGCTCCACCCGCTCTGCTCGTACCACCGCTGACCGCAGCACTCGCAGTCACCGGAGCCGTCGAAGTACAGGCCGATCTCCTCGGCCCGGTCGTCCGCCTGCTCGGCGTCGTCCGCCTCGATGATCACGTAGTGGGTGATGCCTGCGTCTCCGTCGTAGGTGAAGCTGCCGCCCGTGTTGTTCTGGTTGTACTCGAAGAAGGGCACTGTCACTGTCCTCTCGCAGTGGGCTGACGCTGTCACCGTCAACCCGGAGTGCGTGCCCCGGACTCGAACCGGGGTGTGTGCCGCTCACGCTGACCACTCAGGAGGTGGTCTTGTACCCGTCCCAGCAGGTGATGTACGAGGTGTCGCCAACCTTGGCGTAGCAGAACCGGTGACCCTCGATCGTGCCCCAGCTCTCGCGTCCGGCCTTGATCTGCGCCGACTCCCACGTCTTGCGCTTGGCGGTGTCGTTCCACTTGCCGTTCAGGTACACGACCTGCCCGTTGCGGTCGACCCAGTAGCTCGGAGCCTTGCCGTTCAGCTCCTTGCCTCCGTCCCAGTAGCAGTCCCGGCCACCCTCGGCAGAGCACGGGCGGGTGGGCAGGTCACCACTCGGGACCTTGACCTGGATGTACTTGGTCACGGCAGGCAGCGGCGTGGGCTTGGCCGTGGCGACCGTCTCCACCTTCACGCTCGGAGCGGGGGCGGCTGCGGTCTGGGCGTTGTGCGTGCCAGCTCCGAAGGCCACTGCCCCGAAGGCCAGGACAGTCAGGATCTTGTGGCTCGTCTTCATGGTGTTACCTCTCGTCACAGCGGTGTTGCTGAGTGGGTGTCGAGGACTCGAACCTCGATGTCTTCCAGCCACCCTGGGCACTACTCGGACTCGACCTCCTGGAGGAGGATGCTCACCAGGTTCGAGGCGATCAGGTACAGCGCGAGGTTGGACTGCTTGTCCAGGTCCATCGGCTCGCTCACGTCCGTGATCTCGGCGAGGTCGACCTCCCAGGCAGCGATGTCCAGGAAGGTCTGCCACTTCAGGTAGGTGTAGATCGGGACCGCAGCGTCTGCGATCTCCCCGTCGCTCCCGTTGTAGCGGATGGCCTCGACCGCATCCTCGACCGTCTCGCCACCCTCGACCAGGTACTCGACCTGCTCGATCACACTGTCACGCACACCCTTCAAGAAGGTCGCGCCGGGCGACTCCTCCCCGTCCGGGCTGGTCACGTCCACCGCGTGGGCCAGGTGCCAGAACCGCAGATCCTTGACCGACTGGATGCTCATGTTGCTCTCACTCTCTCGTTCGTTGTGCTCACACTGTCACAGGTACTGCGTTGCTGTCAAGCGGGGTAGATCCCGAGGCACCAGCTCGTCACGGGCTCCAGGAACACACCCGGCAGCCACTCGGGCTCGCGGGCTGCCTTCTCGCTGACCTCGAACACCCACTCCCCTGCGCCTTCCAGCGCCAGGGACCAGGCACCCTCGCTCAGACCCTCATGGTTGTGATCCGCCAGGAAGAAGTACCCCGCGTCCAGCGGGTACAGCTCCTCGATCTTGGCCTTGACCTGCTCGGCCTGCGTGCGGTTCATGCGTCACTCCTCAGTCAGGGCAGTGTTGCCCAGTGGGTGCCCAGGACTCGAACCTGGGGGTGTGCCGCTCACCCTCACAGCGTCAGCCGTAGATCACTTCGCCGAAGCAGGCGATCTGCACGATCACGTCAGCCGCCGTCGCGTCGATGTCGCCGCAGTCGATGCCGTCCCGCTCAGTGCGGTTCATCCACGAGTCGATGATGTAGCCGTGGATCTCGCGGTTCACGAACCGCTGGTCAAGGTCGACCAGCTTGGCGTACGCCTCACGGATCTGGTCCTTGCTCAGGTAGTGCACCGCCTCGACGGTGCGCTCACCACCCAGGAAGGGCGGCTCCTCGACGCCTTCCACGATCGTGTAGTCCTTGCCCTCGGGGAGGGCGTCGAACTCAGCCTGCGTGGGCTGCGTCGCCCAGTACGTGATGCCTCCGTACGACGCAGTGTCGATGATGTCCTGGACGTTCTCGTCCGTGACGGTGTTGGCGACCTTGGTGCTCACGCTCAGAACTCCTTGGACTCGGCCTGGAAGGACTCGGGACCGGCGTACTTCACGGTGCGAGCGAACTTGCGCTGCTGAGCCAGAGCCTTGCCCTTGCGACGGTCGTCGCGGGTGGACTCACGGTTGTCGCGGAACTTCGGAACCATCTGGATCACTCCTCAGATCAGAGCTCCCCTGCCTCTCAGGGGATGCCCAGTGCGTGCCCTGGACTCGAACCAGGGTGTGTGCCACTCACGCTCAGCGGTCAGACCGCCAGGGGAAGTTCAAGCTGATCCGGGTGGACACCCAGGACCAGGGAGGTGAAGAACTGATCCCGAGCCTCGGCCCAGATCTCAGCCACCAGGTCCCAGCTCACTTCGCCGTTCCCCTCCTGGCAGCAGGTGTCCGACAGGGGACCCTCGGCCAGCTCGAAGATCTGGGCGACCTCGTCCTCGGTGTCGAACTCGTACCGGCTCTTGGCGTCGTCCAGCGCCTCGTCCACGTTCTTCTGCCAGCGCTCGTACTCACGCTCGGAGAAGTCGGACTCGTCCACGATCGGGTAGGACGCCAGGCCCTCGCCGATCTCCACGACCTCTCGCCAGGCTGCGGTGAACGTCACGCCGTCGTCCTCGTAGACCCGGACGAACAGTTGCCGCAGGCTGCCGACCAGCCAGTGCCCGATCGAGGCGTCGATGACGTCCTCCTCGCGCTCCGCCGCACCCTTCACCAGATCCAGGGCGGTCAGGTAGTTGGACTCCTCCAGGATGTCGTCGCCACGCTCGGCCCAGGACAGGGTTGCCCCATGGGTCTCGTACAGACGCTCGTCCCAGAAGGCCGCGTCCGAAGGACGCTCCAGCGCCTTCTCAGCCCACTCGGCCAGGGTGTCGATGTCGATGTCGAACACAGTTGCTCCTACTGTCACAGCATGGTTGCTGAGTGGGAGCCGAGGACTCGAACCTCGGAGTGTGCCGCCCTCCCTTGTGTGACTCACACTGTCACACTGTGCGTGTTGTGTCCAGCTCCCCCCGACCAGGACGCCTCCTGTGTACGTCGGGGTACCCGATCTCGTCCGGGTGCCGTTCGGTCTTGTCCTGCAACCACTTCCCGCTGGGGTGGATCACCAGGACTCCCGACTACTTGCCCAGGCGGTCGGAGATGACCGTCAGGTCGTTGTTCCGGATGCGACGGTTCAGCTCGGCCTGCTCCTGGCTACGGCGGATGGAGGCAGGGGTCTTCGCAAGGGTGACGCTCATGTTGATCTCCTCAGATCTCTCTCGATGCAGGACCGCTCGGTCCCAGTGGGTGGGCGGGGACTCGAACCCCGCTGTGTGCCACTCACCCTACGCTCACACTGTCACACAGTCAACCGCATCCACACCACATCCGGACCACCAGGGGTCCAGTTCGCGGCACGCTCGTACTCGGCGAAGCCGAACCGCTTGTAGTAGTCGGGCAGGAACCCGTCGAAGCAGTCCAGGCGGTCAGCGCCGTAGTGCAGGATCGCCTCCCAGATCATGTCCTCACCCCGGCCCTTGACCAGGGAGAACACACCCACCAGGGTGCCATCACCCGCTACCCCGAGACCGGACAGGCCGTCCTCGGAGAGGTAGAAGGCGTAGGAGCTGGGCATCTCGGACGGGTCCGAGGTAGCAGCGGCGATCAGGTCCGACTGAGAGCGAGCCGAGCCAAGAGCGGCGGCGAACTCGCGGTAGGTGACCTTGATCATGTTCTCTCCTCATGTAGCGACGTTGATCACACTGTCACAGGTAGACCCGTGACCAGTGAGTGCCCAGGGCTCGAACCTGGTGTGCCTGCCAGCCACTCTCCACACCCCCTGGGGGGTGTCCAGACTCGAAGTCTGGGAAGTCAATTCCTACCCACAGATCAGGGTAGGCACTTCTCTGTGTCGCTTGCGCTCTGTTGAGTTCTCAAGGTGCTTGGGCTTCGTTCGTACTTGGCTCTCGCCGTTCCTCCCGACCCGTTCTCTCTGGGTCCTACTCTACCAGCTTCTCGGTCGGTGTGCAACTTGTGCTTCCGGCCGATCGTGCTGGCTTCCTGCTGTCTTGCTGGTCTCACTCTACCGGAACTCTCCGGGCTGTGCAACTTGCGCTTCGCTTGACTCTGGGACCGAACCGTCGGGTTCACGTCTGCCTCGTTCGCACCCAGTCTGTGATCGGTGCTACTCGGTCCCGCTGTCTTGCTGAGCTCGACTCTACACGAGTTCCGCTCGGTGTGCAAGTTGAACTTGGCTGACTTCCCGAGTCCCGTTGGCCCTTGACTTGCGACCGAACTTCGCTGCGCCTTGCGGCTGGTCCGTCGTGCTTCGTTCTGGTCACATCTTGCACTCACTGTCACACCGATGTCAAGTCCTGGTCTGTCTTCGCAGGTCAGGACATGAATGCGCGCGTCCCTGAGCGCTGATCTCAGCGCTTCCCAAGGGTTCCCCGGTCCCTTCCCTGCCTGCCATGCCGAACGGCCAGGAGATGAGCGCATGACGCGCGCGCGAGGGTAGCCCATGCCTCGGGAGGCGGGTACGGGGTGGGGGTACCACCTGTGGACGCGGAGAGCCCGCACCGGTACGTGATAGCCGCTGAGATCGCGCCACGGTTCCAGGGTCGATCAGGGGGAGGGGGAGCTGGCGCTCACAGAGGCCGTTGCACCATCGTTACCCCAGGTCAGCGGCGAGATCAGGGGACGAGAGGACGTCCAGCCCGAGCCTCATCCCAGTGCGAAGGAGTGATCGCATCCTCGCCGTACTCAGCGGCGAACTGACGGATGGCGTGCAGCGGTGTGCCAGGTGTGGGCTCCCGATCTTCGAGCTCCACCCCCAGCATGATCTCGGCGAAGCGGATGCCGGTCTCCTGCGCGCTGGTCTCCTCCATGCCCGCATCGTACCGTGAGCCTGTGAGCGATCCGCTCCAGGTGCTGGCAGCCCAGCTCGGTGCCGTCGAGATCCCGCCCGACGTGAGCCCTGGGCAGCTCCCCCTGCCCCTCGCGGGAGTGGGTGAGCCTCCTGGTCCAGACGAGATCGCCGAAGCCCTCCAGGAGCTACGCAGCGTCGAGGTACTGCAAGAGATCCCCGAGCCCCAGGACGATGACGAGGCTTGACGCTCAGCCGTCTTCGTTCACTGCCGGGCGACAGCCCGGACCCAGCTCGCTTCGCTCGCTGAGTCCTTGCAACAGCTCAGCTCGCCGTCGCGTCTACGACAGGTGGGGCCTTCGGCCCCCATCACTTCGCCGCTGAACCTCACTGTGCAAGTGTGAGCCAGGTCACAAGAAGAAGCCTGCAACAAGCCAGCACCCCTCCGCGTCTTTACTTACGTAAGCGTGTTGAGGCAAGCGAGATGTTGGAGCCTGTCGGCTCCACTTCACGAAGACGAAGTACGTACTTGCTGGGTGTGGGCCTGTCGGCCCCACTTGACGAAGACGTACTTGCACTTGCCTCTACGCAGAGAGACAGAGACTGCCCCCGAGTCGACAGCTTCGAGCAGCTTGCCCTTCGGCAAGGACGTCGTCGGGGGCTTCAGCTTCCACGTCAGGAGGTGCGCGTGAGCGGATGGCAGAACAGCAACCGGAGGGATCGACTTCCCCCGGACTGGTTCAAGATCCGCGCGCGCGTGCTTCGGCGAGACGGTCACACATGCACCCACCGCGACGCGAACGGCATCAGATGCACCGACCTCGCAACTGACGTGGACCACATCCGACCCGGCGATGACCACAGCATGGAGAACCTACGGGCTCTCTGCTCCTGGCATCACGGGAAGAAGTCCGGCGCTGAAGGCGCAGCCGCGAAGGCTGCGAACTGGCGACGGCAAGACAAGAAGTTCAGGCGGTCGGAAGACCACCCCGGACTTCTCTGAGATCGGCGGTCGCTCCTGGGGTCCTCTCCCCCGGTCGAGCTGACCGTCACTGGCGCGCTCCCCGTCCTCCTCTCCGGGTCGAGCGCGCCTCGCCCCCTGGTCCTCTCCCAGGGGGCTCGACTTCCCGCTCGAAGCGGATGCAACACAGGAAGGCGGTACCCGCCAGATGAGCACGCAGCGCACCTACAGCATCGACATGAACGACACGACGAACTTCCTGACCGTGAACGTGGCGGAGGGTGTCACTCGCACGCCCGAGCTCGACGCGAAGGCGGTGGCGCTGAAGGATGCGTGGGCTGACCTTCTGGAGGAGGGCGGCTTCGTGGTGTACCCCTCGGTCACCTACACCGAGGTCGAGTCCACCACCACCACGGTGACGCTGTGAGCGTCTGGACCTGGCTGTGGGTCGGCTGGCTCGCCGCCTTCCTTGTGATCGAGGGTGTGGCCCTGAAGCGCAAGGCTCCGGGCGACACGCTCTCGGAGCATGTGTGGAAGTGGTTCCACACCGACAAGCTCACGAAGCCCACCGGGACCACCCGGCTGCGTCGCTTCGTACTCCTCGCCTTCATGGCGTGGCTGTCCGTGCACTTCCTGACGGGCGGCCTGTTCTGACACTACGAGCCCAGGAGGCTTCTCTGTCCAGCTACGACCGCACCCAGTACAGCTTCAGCCTCGGCAAGGAGGCCAGCTTCAACGTCAGCGTCCCGACCTCCAGCGTCGGTGCCGACTCGGACGCGAAGGCTGTCGCCCTGGCGGACGCCTACGAGGACTTCATGGCCTCGCTGGGCCTGACGCCATTCCCGAACATCCAGGTTCGCGCCACGACCGACGTCGGCGCGAGTGAGACCGAGACCCTGCTCTACGTCGACACCGAAGGCATGTAGTCCAGAACGGAGGTGAGCCAGGTGCCAGGCCCCGTACCCAACCGCGAGTCCGACCTGGCTCGCCCCCGTGAGCGCAAGGGCGGGGATGTTCAGTCAGTCACCAGGGGCGAGATGCGCCCGGTCAAGGTGCCCAACGCGGATCGCGACTGGCACCCGATCGCGCGTCGCCTCTGGGACTCGCTGAAGACTTCCGGCCAAGCCGACTTCTACCAGAACAGCGACTGGGCGTTCGCCTACTCGCTCTGCGAGGACTTGTCCCACTACAAGCAGTCGGGCAAGCGCAGCGGCCAGATGCTCCAGACCATCTACTCCAGCTTCGAGCGACTGCTCGTAGCGGAGGGCGACCGACGTCGCGTCCGCATCGAACTGCATGAGCCCGAGGACGAGGGTGACACCGCTTCTGTGGTGGCCATCGCCGACTACAAGAAGGAGCTGGGGCTCGCCGAGTAAC